GTAATGGATTTTATTTTATTATATGCTATGGATGTTATTATTAAAGAGGAAGTCAATGGTATTTTAGAACTTACTTTTTCTTTAGCTTATAATGATGTTAATATATCTAAAGTTTTAAATGAGAAAAAAGTTAGGGTTTATGGAAAAGATTTTTATATCCGTAGAATATCTAAATTAAAAGATTTTGGTGGGGAAGTTGATGTTTTTTGTGAGGCTGTATGGTATGAGTTAGGTAATATAAGTCCTATATCTATCTTTGATGAGAATGGGGTTTATAGTGAATTTACTTGGGAAAGTTCTAATCCTGCTATTCCTTTAATTTATATATTAAGGAATACTGAGTGGGATGTTGGTATTATTTCTGAGGAGCTTTTAGATATAGTACGGGATTTTAAAGTAAATAGTAATATGAATGTTCTTGAGTGCTTGAAATCTGTTGTTGACTTTTGGGGTGGAGAGTTAGAGTTTGATTTTATTAATTATAGAGTTAACTTTTTAAATCAAGTTGGTGGCGATCCTGGTGTTGGTATTTTGGCAGGGAAAAACATGAAAGAAATTACCCTTGAAAGTGATAGCACAGATGTAATCACTCGTTTATATCCTTATGGAAAAGACGGATTATCTATAGCGGAAGTTAATGGAGGTGTTCCTTTTGTTGAGGATTACACTTATTATAGTAAGGTAAAAGTGGGTATTATAACAGATGAAAGGTTTACTAATGCAGAGGATTTAAAGGAGAAAGCTATAGAGTTATTGGCTGAGGTTTCTAAAGAGTCTTATTTATATACTATTAAAGCCTCAGATTTATCGTTTTTGGGTGATTGGTCTCATGAAGTGTTTAAGCTAGGGGATTATGTTAAAGTTTTTGATAAGGACCTAGGAATAGATATAAAAACTAGGATTTTGAAGATGGATTATAATGTGACTTATCCTGAGGATAATATATTAGAATTATCGGCTAAGACTCCTAGTTTAGAAGATTTATTATCGGATATAGTTATTGGTGAAGATACGGAAGAAATATTAAATGTTACTATAGATGATGATGCTATTACGGGAGATTTTGAATTGTATTTTAATTATGGTTTAGCTGAGGAATTATATTTAGGTGTTATTGAGTTAGGAGAGACCGCAAGTGGTTTTGATATTATTAGGGATGTTTCTAATATTTCAATTGATCATTCAGGTGGGGATTATTCTTTAGGGCCTGATGGAGAGCCTAAAATTATTTGTAATTCTACTGTTTGTAAATTAACTATTGATAAGATGTATTTGAAGTATGAGAGTGATAAAGCTTCTATTATGCCTATTAATAATGGTTATGCTATTTTGTCTGTGGATGAAGGAATTAATACTTTAGTGCCTATTACTTCTTTGAGTGCTTCAGATTATTTGGATAATATAACATTGATTAGTAATACTAAAAATGAAAAAAGAGTGAAATTAGTTTTTAATAAATGTTTAAATGATGGGGCTATAGAACATGCTTTTAATCAATATGAAAAAGTTGTTAAAAAGACTGTATTTACAGCTTATTCTGAGGATGGCGAATCTCCATTAGATATTTATGTGTATGAGTAGGAGGTGTTTTTATGGCTTTAGTTATACCTTTAGGAGGCGGTGTCGGATATAAGAATTTTTTTAATTTAGAGGGTTCTTATTTAGGAATTGTTGAAGACGGTAAATTTCAAGATGTAAGACAGTTTAAAGAAATTAAGAGGGTTACTGATGGGTTTAATTTTGTTGGAGACAAAGATATTTTAAAAATTAATTCAATGTTAACTTTAAAATATTATAGTTGGTCTCTAAAAAATTTAATTGCTGGGGTGCCTTTTGATATAGATACTGGTAGTGATGGCTATGGAAGTTTTACTAAATATTCTGTAAGAAGTTCTTATAATTCTAGTGATTTGTTGGAGGATATAACTTTTATAGGTAGTAAGTATGGGGGCGACTCCATAACTATATCTTTAAAAAATGCTTTGAATATTGAAAATAATGAGATTAATTTTAATGAAAGAATATATCATGAGGTTACTTATGTAGGTTTTTATGCTTTTAGTAATAGTGACCCTGTGGTAAATATTTTAGAGTAAAGGGGGTTATTTAATTGGCTTATGAGTATAGTGCAACGGGAGCAAATAGTTATACATGGTCAGCTTTGAATTTATATAATCAACATGCGGCTAGAGTTGATTTACCTAAGGATAGTGCTATTACAGGCTTATCAGTTTATGCAGGAGCCAAAGGCTCTAGTGTAGCGGCTAGATTGGTTTTGTGGTCTCCTGGTGGTTCGGCTGTTAGGCAATCGAGTTCCTTTACCTTAAGTGTTTCTAGTTTGTCTGTAGGAGGTCAGTCTTGGAGGTCTAAAAATATTAGTCCTTATGCTATCTCTTCGGCTAAGTATATGTGGGTAGGTTTGTATAGGAATCCAAAGGGAGCCCATGTGTTTGGTTTACATAATGGCTCAGGTAATGGATATAGAAAAACTAATACAAGAAGTTTTCCTAGTGTCTTATCAATGAGTGGTTATTCTACTCATGCAGGTAGAGAACCTATTGTTAGAGCTACTTATATTTTAAAGCCAAGTCCTGTGACTGGTGCCAGTGTATCAAGACTAGCTGGCCCTAAAATGAGTATATCTTGGAGTCGTGTTGCTTCGGGAAATAGACCCTATACATATATAAAAATTGAAAGATGGAATAATGTAACTAATACTTGGAGTCAGATTAAAAGTAATTTATCGGGTAGTGCCTCTAGTTATAATGATACGGGAGTTAAGGTTAATTATAAATATAAGTATAGAATAAGGGCCTGGAATGCGGCAGGATATTCTGGATATAATGAAACAGGAGAAATTAAAACTACGCCTGCTGCTCCTACAAATGTAGTAGCTACTCGTTCGGGTTCTGGTGTGGTTATCACTTGGAATAATCCTGCAAGTGCTGTAGCTGATAATATGAAAATTGAGGTTGGTGTGCCTCCTTATGGTGAGGTGGATTTTAGTGAATTAGATTATGCTATGTCGGGCAGTGCGGTGCAAATAACGGATGTTGATCCTTTTCCTATTGTTAAATATAGAGTTTGGGCTAGTAATACAGCGGGTTTAAATAGTGCTAAAGTATTGTCTAATGAGGTAGTTACTATAGTTGAACCTAATCCTCCTACTAATTTAAGTCCATCTTCTTTGAAGGTTATAGATGTGGCTAATCCTCAGACTTTTAGTTGGCAACATAACCCTTTAGATACTAGTGAGCAAACTAAATTTAGTTTAAGGTATTCAAAGACTAGCAGTTCTTATGGAGCCACTCAAGTTGAGGAAGAGGTAAGCACTGATTCTTATCATGTGTTTGCGGCATCTACTTTTGACTCAGGAGATACTTATTATTGGCAAGTACAGACCTGGGGGGCTGATCCTGATCCTTCTGGTTGGTCTGATGAGGCAAGTTTTATAGCTAATACAAAACCTGAAATGGCTATTACTTATCCTGAGAATGAGAGTACAATAAGCGAGTCTGAGTTGACTGTCACATGGGATTTTAGTGATATAGATAGTGATACTCAATCTCAATATTCAGTGGGTTTATATACTGCGGATGGTTTGACTTTATTGGAAAATATATCGGGTTATGGTACCGATGGGAGTGTTACTTTTGAGAAGGTTTTAGAGAATGGAGAAAGTTATCAGGTTAGAGGATTAGTAGCGGATTCTAGTGGTTTATGGTCTGTAGAGGTGTCCGCTGATTTCACTGTTGAGTTTTTACCGCCTGTTAAACCTGGTTTGTCTTTGTCAGCTTCGGAGGATGATGCTTCTACTGGGATTGTGATTGAAAATCCTTTACCTACTACGGATTTAAATTTTGAAGCTACGCAAGATACTTATGTTGATGGAGCGAATACGGGAATTAATTATGATGATATAGGGGAGTTAGATTTATATGATAATGGAACTTCTAAATATATATTATTAGATTTTGATTTTACGGATATTATAGGCAAAACTGTAAACTCTGCGACTTTGACATTAAATAGAAAAGATACCTTATCAGGTATTATTAATAGTTTGGTTAAATATATAACTACTTCTTGGAGTGAAGATACTGTTACTTATGCTACTTTGCCTAGTTTAGATTCTGTGGAGTATGGTACTCATGAGCATGTTTCTGGGGAGACTGAGGAATGGGATATTACTTCTTTACTTCAAGATATTGCAGACGGTACCATTACAGATTTTGAAGGGTTAGTTATAATACCGTCTGGTAGTGATGTATATGATAATTTTTATGATGGTAGTGTTTCAGGTAATGAGGCTTTTGTTACTGTGGAGATAGTGCCAGAAGCTGTGGAGACTACTTATAATAAACTATATCGTTCTATTGATGGGGTTTCTTATGAGTTAGCTTTAGATAATATAGAGCCTGAAAGTGGTGTTACTGATTACTTGCCTTTACTTGTGGGTACTACTTATTATTATGTGGTAGCTTTTTCGGAAACGGGAACATCTATTCAGAGTGATATATATGATGTAGTTAATGTTTATAATGGTAAAGTGGCTTTAAATTCGGGAGAGGGTTATAATGATGCCATAGTTTTATACGGTGATTTGTCCATTGAGGAGTCCGTAGATTATGACAGAGAATTAATTCAGTTTGATGGGAGAGAAAATTCGGTTTTGTTTGAAGGAGATTTTCAGGAGCATACTATTAATTTTAGTGCTAACTTGCCTATAGAGGATTATAATTCTTTGAAGACTGTAATGAGTAATTCAGGAGGAGGCTTTTATAGAGATTATTTTGGCAGGTGGTTTAAAGCCAGTTTTTCTAATATAAAGTTTAAGAAAAAAGATAAAAAGAATTATGAGTTTAGTTGTACTATTACTAAGGTGGTGAGTTAATGTCTGAGTATGGTACGTTTTATCCTACGCATTCTTTTGATGATGGTACTATAGTTAAAAATTATATATCAGAAGTTTATCAGGATACTTTCTTTGATTATGATGAAGATATAATATTAGGAGATTGGGAGCATGGTTCTGCTTATTCTATAGCACATAGTTTTTTTAGATTTAGGAATGTAAATATTTCTAAAGGGTCTACTATATACTCAGCTACTTTACGATTATATGTGGTTCATAATTATGATGAGGCTTATGATTGTGATATAAGAGCTTATATGGAATTGGTGGCTAATTCTGGTACTATAATAGATGCGGCTGATTTTGAAAGTCGTGCGGCTAATTTAAGTACGGCTTACGGTGAGTTAAATGTTTTAGATCAAGAGGAAGAGTGGGTGGAGGTTGATATTACTTCTGTTTTACAGGAAATTATTGATCAGGGAGATTGGGTCAAAGGTAATAATGTTCAAACTATATTATTATCTCAAGCTTCTGCTCATAGTGATCCTTTTGATACTGATATTTACATTGAGGGTTTCGATAATTTTTATGAGACTGGTAATATTGTTGAGTTAGTGGTTGAATGGGATGAGCCTCCTATACCTACTCCTATATTACCTCAATACGATCATTTTTATCATAATAGATTAGTAACTGTGGAGTATGAATTATTGAAACTAAATGCGGGAATTTATAAAACTGCTGGCTTATTAGATTTAGTTAAAAGAAATTCGGGTGTAGTCTCTATGGATTTTACACGAGATGTAATTGGAGATTTGAAATTAGATTTGATAGATGATAGTTCCATTGATTATATAACAGATTTAATAAGACCCTGGTTTATTATAAATGGTGATAGATATCCTATGGGTACATATTTTTTAAATAAACCTGTGGATTCTGTTACTGATCGAGCTACTTCTCATAGTGTAGAGGGTACGGATATATTAGAAGCTTTAGAACAAGATAAGATTGATTCTTCTTATGTTGCTTATAAGGGTGATAATGTTATCACTTTAGTAAAAGCTTTAATAGCCTCTGTAGGTTCTTGGGTTAGATATGAAATTCAAGATAATGCAGCCACTTTATCTGAGGATATGAGTTATGAGATAGGACGATCTAAATTGTTTATTATAAATGGGTTGCTTAATACTATTAATTATTATCCTTTGTGGTCCAATGGTTATGGAGTCCTTAAGACTATTGCATGGAAAGAGGACCCGCAAATTACCTGGACTTTTAAAGATGATGAATATAGTTTATATATGGGTGATTTTAAGAGAACTAAAAATTATATTGATATTTATAACAAAGTTATTTTAGTAGCTAATCAAGCTGAGGCTGATACTGAGCCTTTAATTAGTGTTAAAACTATGGAGGATGTGGGGTTGTCTGCTCATCCTTTATCTTATACAAATATTAGCAGGTATAGGACTCGTAAATTTGATAGTGAGGCCTCGACTCAGAGTTATTTAGATTTAAGAGCTAAAAGAGAATTATATAAAATGTTAGAGGTTCAGGAAGATATTGAGTTTAAACATGCTTTTGTAACTCGTAGGGCTGATGGTTTACCTAATCAAGGTGATGCTTATGCTTTTTATAATAAGGCTAATCAGGGAGTATATTTATTAAAGAAACAAGTTTTTAATTTAAAGGCTGGGGGTTTAGTTAATACTACAATGCAACAGATAAGGGAAGTGGTTTTATAATGGATAATACTTTAATAGGTACGGTAAGTACTTTATATCCTTTAAAAGTTCAATTAGTGCCAGAGGATACGGAATTACCTGTAGTTGCTACTAGCTCTTTGGCAGGTATTAAGCTAGGTTCACGTATATTAATACAAAAATTTGGTAAACTTTTGATAGGTACCTCTATAATATCTGATGATGTTTTTACTAGATGTATGCTTCAAAAGGATGCCGTTCAGTCTATTCCTAATGGTGCTGTTACTAAGGTAACATTTAGTAGTTCTGATGTGCAATATGATCCTATGTCTATGTTTAATGATGCTAATGATTCTATTGTAATACAGTATGCGGGCTGGTATGATATTACCTTGGGAAGTAGGTATTTAAGTGATAGCTCTAATGGTAGATTGTTTTATGTTTATAATAATGGAGCGGCTGTTACTGGTATTACTAGTGGTGAGGATGGTGCTGGTCGTTGGGGCGGTTTGTTTACGGTTAAATTAGAATTAGCCGTAGATGATTATTTACAATTTTATGCTTATCAAGCGTCGGGTAGTAGTTTAAATTTAGGTGGTAGCTCTCCTTTAAATACCTTTTTTTCTGTAATTAAAATATAAGAGGGTGTTAATATGGCTAGTGATGGTAAGTGTGTTTTTCATGATGAATTTAAAGCTGTTATTGATGGTTTACAAAAGGATGTTAGAAAATTAAATGATGAGACCTTAACTAATACTAATAAGTTGAAGGAATATGAAGCTTTTAAAAAAGAGATTACTAAGAATGTTTGTGAACAGAGAAAAGAATTAATGTCTTTTTTAAGATGGGCTGTTGTATTTGCTTTTACTATTTTTGTATTTGTTTTTGGAGTAATCCAATGGATAATAGATAAACATTAGAAAGGAGGTGTTGTATATGGCTTATACTGTAGGATACACTCAAAAAATGCTTAACAAATTTAATGCTAAGCTTGTAGTAGATGGAGCTAAAGGTAAAAAAACTTTGTTTTGGCTAAAGGGTTTGCAGTCTGCTGGAAAGTTAAAAGTAGATGGTATTTATGGACCTAAGACACATGAGTATACTATGAAACTTTTAAAAGCAGTAAATAAGAGAGCTATAAATGTGGCTCATTTTAAGCAAGCTGAATTTAGATGTCATTGTTGTGGAAGTTTAGGCCCAGGTATTCATATTAACTTATTAATTTTATTAGAGGCTTTAAGATATAAGTTTGGTGGCCGACCTGTTCATATTAATTCAGGTTATAGATGTACTAAGCATAATAATGCAGTCGGTGGAGGTACTAAGAGCCAGCATTTATATGGTAATGCGGCTGATATAGTTATTAAAGGTATTTCTCCTTATGCTGTTTGGTCCTCAAGTAATATTTATAATGTTAGTGGTGGTGTGGGTAAATATAGTACATTTACTCATGTAGACTGTAGAGGTTTTAGAGCTAGATGGTAGAGGAGGTGATTTAATGGAGTCCGTTATAACTTTACCTAAGGAAGTTTTACCAGCTTTAATTATAGTAATCTCAGTTATTTTAGTAGATGTGGTTTTAGGCATTTTATTAAAAGTTCATAATAATGAATTTGAGCCTGAATTACTTCCTAAATTTTTAGTTACTGGGGTTGTACCTTATATCGGAGGATTGGTTGTTTTAGGAATAGTCGCAGAGTTTGTAGGAGTATTTTTTATTTCATTCTTTTATATGGCTGCTACTGCTGTAGTAGTTAAATACGTAGCGGATGTAAGAAAGAAGATAATGTCTTTGTTTGTATCTGATGAATAAATGTTTTTAAAAGAGAGTATTTTATACTCTCTTTTTTTAATTTTATACTTGACATATGTAAAGGAATATTATATAATATAACCATAAGATAAATCATTAACTTTTGGAGGAGAATATTATGGGATATGTTAAAAATAGTGTGGTTAAAATGAATATGGCTTTAATTTTAAAATTGCAGTGCAATAGATGGGAAGAATTAAAAGTTTTAAAAATGGAGTTTAAAAAGTTGCCTGCAGATGATTCTCGTAGAGTTAAGGCAATAGCTTATATAAAAGAGCATGATTTAAGTTTGAATCATGGAATGTTTGTAGGTAAGAAACCTACAAATATAGAATTGAGAATATGGGAAGATGTTTTCCTTAAAAATTTAAAAGTCTTAAGTGAGGCGGTAGATGTTTTATTAGATATTTTATACAGTTAAAATATTGATAGATTAAAAAGATTTATAGATTAAAAATAGTTTACATGCTTGTAAGCTATTTTTTCTGTATAATAGGTGGAGGTGTTTTATGAATTATAAAGATATAGATATTTCTAAAGTTTTGAAAATTAAAAATATCCCTAGAATTGAATTAAAGGAGCCTAAATTTTATAAGGGAGCTTTTAAAGATTTTCAAAAGAAGGGTATAGCTTATATGTATTTTTGCCCTAAGTGTGGGCTTTTTGATACTTGTGGTAGTGGTAAATCTCATCATATTATGGGATTGATTTCTCTTCTGAAAGAAAGAAAAGAGTTGGGTAGATGTTTATATTTAGTTCCTTCAGCTGATATCTTGGCTAAAGTAGATGAGTTTTCTAAATTTACTTCTTTGGATTTTGGGGCCGCTGTAGGAAATATTTCTAATCGAGTGTCTTTATATAATACTTGGTTGGATGTTTTAATGGTCTCCTATGAGATTATTAGAGGCAGAGATTTAGAATATTTAGGAGGATTGGAGTGGGATACAGTCTTTTTGGATGAATCCCATATTTTTAGAAATTCAAATACAAAAACTTTTAGAGCTATTAGGAAATTGACTGAGACTGCTACAAGAGTTCATGTTTTATCGGCTACTCCTATACAAACATCTTTAATTGATTTATATAATCAATTGAAGATTTTAGGGCTAGGTATTTTTAGTAGTGAAAGGCATTTTAGAAGGAGATATTGTGAAGAAGAGACTTTATATTTTAGAAATGGTAAAAGGTTAGTTACCAGGGATAATATAGTTTCTTATAAGCATATAGATGAATTCAAAAGAATTATAGAACCCTTTTTCTTGCGGAGGACTATAGAGGATATTGAAAGTGAAATGCCTGATTTGGTGACTGATAAAATATGGGGTAATTTGAATAAGGTACAGGCTAAATTATACAAAGAACTACAAAAAGGTGTAGTCGAGTTGTTAAAGAGTGGTCAAAAAGTGGAAGCAAAAAAGCATATTCATAATATGCAGAAAGTTGTGAATAGTACAAAAGCTATAGGGGCTGATGGCAAAGACTATAGTTGGAAATTTGATTGGATTATCAGTCAATTATATAGTAATGCTGAGTTAGGTTTTAATGGTCCTATGGCTCAGGATAAAGTGGTGATTTTTGCTCAGCATAAAGATACTTTAAAAGTGTTGGGTGAGAGATTAGAAGCTTTAAAAATTAAGTATGTCTTAATGACTGGGGAAGAAAGTAAGACTTTAAAACATGCTTATAAGAAAAGATTTTGGGATGATCCTGATTGTAGGGTTATGCTGGGTACCACTGCGATTGAATGTAGTGCTAATTTGCAGTGTGCCAGATATTTAATTGCTGTAGATGTTTTAGCTAATCCAGCTAGAGTGTCTCAGTTAGTGGGTAGAATTAGACGAACTGGGTCGGTGTATAAAACAGCTTTTTTCATTATGTTATTGTCTCGTGCTACTTTTGAGGAGAGATTAATAGAAAAACTGGAAAAAAGACAAGCTGTGCATGATAATATTTTTAATGAAAACTCAGATATTTTTAATGAGTTGTCTGTACAAGATTTATTAACACTTTTTAAGTAAGGGGTTGTTTTAATGCTAGAAAATACTGAGTATTATGAAAAAAGAGTAATGTTTGGCTTATTTAATAAAAATAATAGCCAAATAGAAAGTAATAAAAGAGTAAAAGATTTTGTCCATTATTTGAGTGATGATCATTTTACTGGAAAAAATAAAATTGTTTATAATATTGTTGTAAGATATTTTAGGTTAACTAATAATCTAATAAGTATAAATGATTTTATAGATTCTATTAAGGTTTCTGATGATATGACTGAGGCCTTATTATATGAATATCAACAGCTTTTTTTAGAGTTTGTTTTTGGAGAGCCTATTGTAGATGTTAATAATTTACCAGATGGAAGTAAGGGTTATATAAGTAATTCGGAGTTTGCTTATGCTTTAGAACGTTTAAGAAAGCAAACTCAAATTGATAGATATGGCAGTGTTTTGGCTGATACTATGCAAATTTTAACTAGTGGTAAAACTATTCAGGGTAAAGTATATAGGGGTTTTCATGCGGCTAAGGAATATTATGATATTTCTTTAACGGATATTGATAAGGTTGGTGGTTTGGATTTACCTACTGGTAATATTCAAGATGAATCTGAGGATATCAGGAAGGAATATGCAGAGGCTAAGCATGGGGATGGCTCTCTTTTTAGAGTAATGACAGGTATTAAGGAAGTTGATGATTTGACTGGTGGTGGTTGTCCTGGTGAAATGTGGTTTATAGCAGGTTTTTCTGGTGAGGGTAAAACTACTGAGTGTATTAATATTACTTATAATGCTATGTTGCAAGGTAAGAATACTTTGTTTTGTACGGCAGAGACTTTAAGAAATCAAGTAAGAAGGAGATTAATTTCTCGACATTCTATACATCCTAAATTTAATTATCCTAAAGGTTTACCTGCGGATAATATTAAGAAAGGTCTTTTGAGTCCTGCTGAGGAAAAAATATTTTTTGATGTTGTTGATGATTTGACTAATAATAAGAAGTATGGGTTATTTAAGATTGAACAAATACCTAATAAATGTACTGTAAATTATATAAATTCTTTATTAGTTAAATATGAACATGAGTTTTTTATTCATGTGGCTGTATGGGATGAGATTCGTTTAGCTGGTGTGGCTAGAGGTAGACAGTCTAGAAGGGAAGAATTAAACGATATTATAATGGAGTCTAAACAAATGGCTGTTAATCATAAGCATCTTGATGATAGTAGAGGAGTTTTATTATTAGCTCCATATCAAATATCAAGAGCTAATTGGTTGGAAGCTATTAAGAGTGGTACTTATACGAAGGCCTGTATGAGTGAGACTTCTGAGGCTGAAAAAACTGCGGATTTGATTTTATCTCATTTAGTTGTACCTGATAGACCTAATGAGATAAAAGCTCAGATTTTAAAATATAGAGATGGTAATGATAAAATTAATGAGTTTTATTTAGATTGGATTAGTGATTGTTGTGTGATTAAAAGTAAAGAAGTAGAACGAGTAGACTTATTAGATAATAATGATGGGGATGATTTATAATGCGTAAAATACCTTGGTTTAGTATTATTTTTTATATGATGCTTATGGTTTTATGGGTACCTATAATTATTTATTTATGGGGAATGTTTTTAGTATTTTTAGGCTCTTTTTTGGAGGGTATAAGTCAATGGATTTGGTAGAAGCTATAAAAAGTAATGTGTCCATCTATAATGTTTTAGATATATATAAAATATCTTATATGGGTGGTGCTAAGGAGCAAATTAATTGTCCTTTTCATGGAGCGGATGTTAAAAAGTCTGCTCGTATTTATCCTGATACAAACACTGTTTTTTGTTGGACCTGTGATAAGGTTTGGGATGTTATAGAGTTTGTTAAAGAAATGGAAGATATGTCTTTTGGATCGGCATGTAACTTATTAATTAAAAGGTTTAGTATTAATATACAAATGGAAGATTATGAGGAGAGGTTTTATAAGATTAAAAATACTGTTTCTTTTACGGGAGATTACTCTGATGTAGTAGAGAGGATGTTTAGAGAGTTTTTAGGCACATTGACAAATGACCAGTTTCGTGCTAAAATTAATAAAATTAATCGTTGTTGGTTGATTAAAGATTTATTGGATAAAGGAAAGACATCTAATAAAGTTTATATAGATTGGTTGGAGAAGTGTAAAAAATTTATAGGAGGATGAGTCATGATAGAACGTTTTGACAAGAGTAAGATATTGCCTTTAAGCGGGTGGTATACTGTCGCTGATGTGGCAGATATTTTATATAGAAAAAGGACTCGTATACATCAGATGATTGAAGAGTCTAAATTTAAGCCAGAGGAATTACGATATATAGGAGCAAAAAAGTTTTTACTTATATCGGAAGAGGGAGTCAAAAGAATTCAAGAGGAATTACAGGAATTAACTGATATATCTGATATTTAGGCCGCAAGGTCTTTTATTTTTTATTGTACATGCTTTTTTAATGTTTTGCAGGTATAATATTCAATAAAAAATGGAGGTGCTTTATGGCAAGAAATAAAGAATATTTATTAAAGGAAGCTAAGGAACTTAAGATTTCCTTAGAAGGGAATGAGTCTATAAGTGAGTTAATGGACAAATTAATGGTTGTTAAAGCTCCTGAGGGTTATATTAGTAATCAAATAGCAACTATGTCCGCTCAGGATGCAAAAAAGTTTTTAGATTATTCTAAAGGAAAACCTTGGGATACTGATGAAATGAATAAAAGGTTTTGGAATAATCCTGCTTGGATTGCTGAGGTTAAATTAGACGGTGTACGTATGAAAGGCCATATTTTAAATAATAAATGGCGTTTTGATACACGAGCTAGGTCTGATGTAAATTATGTGTATACTGAGAATACACATAAATTTCCTCATTTTAATGGGAGAGCTGATTTAAGAGAATTTAATGACACTGTTTTAGATGGTGAATTTCTGATGCCTGTTGATAGTATTGACACTAAAATATTAGACCCTAAAGGAAAAAAAGGTTCTATAACTAAAGGTACTTTGACCACTACTATGGCGGTTATTGGTTCTGATGTAGATAAGGCAATTAAATTACAAGAAGTTTATGGGCCTTGTGAATATTATTTATTTGATATTATAAGGTATAAAGGTAGAGATATTACGCAATTTCCTTGGTATGTTAGAAGACGAATGTTAGAAGGAGTTTTTCTTATTTTAAAAAATTATAACCCTTATTTAAAAATAACTATGCCTATGAGTGATAAAAAAGAGGTTATAGAAGATTTATATTTAGATGGGGTTTGTGGGGAAGTCTGCGAAGATTTAAAGAAAACTTTTGAGACTATTACTGCTAAAGGTGGTGAGGGTCTTATGTTTAAAAAGATAGTGGGTAAGTATGCTGAGGGTAAAAAGTCTGCAGATATGTGGAAGCTTAAAAAGTTTGAATCTTTTGAGGGTTTCATAACTGGTTATATTCCAGGTAAGAATAATTTTAAAGGTATGGTAGGTAGTTTATTAGTTAGTGTGTATTTGTCTAATGGTGATATACATGAAATAGCTGCGGTCAGTCAAATGTCTTTAGAGTTAAGGCATAATTTAACCGCTGAGGATGGTAGTTTAAAAAAGGAGTATTTAGATAAAGTTATTGAAGTAAAAGGGCAGGAGCTAACTAAAAATAAAAGATATAGACATGCTGTTTTATTTAGGTGGCGGGATGATAGGAGTCCTGAGTCTTGTATTTTTGATATAGATTAATTAAAAAGGAGAGGAGAATATTAATGGCAAGAAAACAATCAAGATTAACAGATGTAGTTTTTTTACCTGAGGTAGAGGAAGAAAAGGAAAAAGTAAATACTACAAAGGAGAAAAAGCCTGTTCCTGAGACTAAGGAAGATAATATAAAAATGACTGAAAAATCTGATAAGGTTGTAAAAGATACTAAGGTAAATAAAAGAAAGCCTATAAAACCTGAGGATAGAAATAAATTTAAAAAGGTAGATGAGGTTAAAGAGATAGAATCTAAAAAAGATAAAGAGGTGCAAACTAAAAGCTCTAAAAAACGTATAACAACTAAGGAAAAGGTAGAGGCTTTTATAAAAGATAAAAATTTAGTTTTAGTGTCTCCTGAGCCTAAAGAGGAGCCTTTTAAATGTATTTGTGGTGGTAAAGGTAAGTATGGTTATGAGCTTGTGGATGATTCAGGTGATATTTATACTGTAGGCAAAACTTGTTTAGGTTATTGTGGCATTATTTTGCCCAAGAAAAAAAGGCGTAGGCCTACTAAGAGTAAGGCTGAGGATGTGTAACATTTTTTTAAATTTTCCTTGACATGTGTCTAACCTTAGTGTATTATATGTTTATATTAAATATTTAAGGGGGATTTTTAAAAATGAAAATAAGATTAGATAAGGGTAATAGTAGTAAGAATATTTTGAGCATTGCTCCAAAAAATTACTCGGATTTTTATAAAATATGGTTTCCTAAAATTAGAACTCATATATATTATAAGGGGTATTTTCCAGATGATATTATAGAAGATGTCACACAGGAATTAATGACGGATTTTTTTGAGGGGGATTATTTAAATAAGTTTGACCCTGATAAGATATTTCTCAATAAAAGAACGGGAGAAATGTCAAAAGTTAAATTTTCTACGTTTTTATATAGTTGGACTAATAAAAAGCTTCTCGGTAAAAGAGATGCTTATAAAAGACTTTTTTGGGCAGAGGGTTTGTCTACCAATAAACTGATCTCCGATTCTGATAATACCACAACCTTTTTAGACAGTTTAGGGGCTGTGGCAGATAATTATCAATTAGAGTTTAAAGAGCTGGTAGATTATATAAAGGAAGGATTGAAAGAAAGAAAAGTAACTTCTTTAGGGAATAATTTCCCTTTATTCTTTGATAAAATTATGGAACATGTCTTTTCTGGTGGAAAAACTAAAAGGGAATTTAAAACTAAGTCAGGTTTGAACTTAAGTGTCTTAGCTAAAGATTTGGGTATTTCCACTACAGGTGTATCTTATATGTTAAATAAATTGAGAGTAGTTTTAAAAGATGACTTAGGAATTACTTATTAAAATAAATATAAAATAATGGTAGAGTTTAAAGCCTCTATCATTATTTTTTTATAGGAGGTTTTATGAGATATAAGGAATTTTTGTCTGAGTTTAAAAATCCAGGCAATTATTTATTGTCTGGTATTCCTGGTATAGGAAAATTTGAAATAGCTTTAAAAGTAGCTTTAAAATACTCAAAAAGCTATGATATTAAAAGTGTTAATAAATGTACTATAGATGTAATAAGGGATATTATAAAGTTTGTTAATGTGAGGCCTTTTGGTTCAGAGTATAAAATTGTTATACTGAATATAGATGAGATATCTAATAATGCAGCACAAGCCTTATTAAAAGTTTTGGAGGAGACTCCTAATAGAAGCCGTTTTATATTGACTGGGAATATTGATTTAGGTGTACCTGAGACTATTATATCTAGGTGTAAAGTCCTTCATATTTCTCCTTTAAGTGAATATGAGTTAATGGTTAAATATGAGGAGAAATATAATGTTAAAGTGCCTTTTGGAAAGGCTTGTTATGCTGGTGGTTCTTTTATGAAATTAGAGGAGCTTATGAAGGCCGACACACTATTAAATAATATCATGCTCTATATTTCAACATTAAGTAATGGAAAGATAGAGAGGTTATATGAGATTGTTAAAAGTTGGACTGAGGAAGAGGTAAAATATTTTAGGATTTTAGTGGAGAATGTTTTAGTAATGCATATAAGTCCTAGACTTTTATTTTCTAAAGATGATTTAAGTCTGGCTAATACGGTTTTATTTGATAAAGATAAGGTTTTAAAGTGGCTGGCTTTACCTTTAAAAGTCTCTTTAAAAATGGTTTATATAGGTATTAGGTGTAAGGAGAGGAAGTGAATTAATGGCTTATTTTTTGCAATGGCTAAATAAATTTCCTGAGAGGAAAAGACTTGTATACATTTGTGGAAAAGAAAGGATTTTAGTTAATGAAGTGTTAAAAGCTGAGATGGCTAGTCGTAATGTTTCTGATTTAGGTTTAATTAAATTAGATGGGGCCAAGGATAGTATTGTTAATATAGATGCTGAGTTAAAGCAATATGGGAATAATGATAGATTGATTCTTCTTAAAAATGCCGATCAAATTAAAGATTTTAGTTTTGTTATTAAATGGACTAACTTAATACATATGAGAAAGACTAGTTTAATTTGTGTAGGAAATGAGGTATTTCCTCAGACTAAGGAGGACCGATATAGACCTTTTATAGAAAAGAGGGATAGTGGTAAATTTATAGAATGTAAAGAGCTGAGTTTGGAGCAAACTTTAGAGCTTATATCTATGAAAGGTAGTTTTACTCATGACGCAAGGAATACATTATATGTAGCTTGTGGAGGTAATCTATCTAAAATTTTAAATGAGATTGAAAAATTAAATTATCTTGGTAAGAAGATTACTAAGGAATTAGTAGCTGAGTTTGTTAATGTAAGTATAAATGATAACTTTGTGAATAAGTTGTTTGAGCGGACTTATACTTTAGATATGGTGTCTTTAATACAAGAAAAAGATATACCTTTGATTATAGCAGGTATAGAGTATTATTTACTTAATATGCTTTTAATTATTAAGTATAGAAGTAATGATAGAGGATTTAAAGATATGGCGACAATATCTGGGGTACCTTTATTTTTAGTTAATAAACTATTCTTTTTGTGTAAAGGAGTGTCTGAGGAGACTATTCTAAGGAGAATAAAATTATTAGCTAATTTAGATGTGTCTTATAGAAAAGGGAATATTATAGGAGCTTTGGAAAGGTTCTTGATATTATGGTAGTTCATAGATGTTGGAGGTGTAAGAAACTTTTAAAAGAAGGAAATGAGAAGTTTTATAAAGGTTTTGCTTATGGCCAGGCTTGTTATTATAAAGTGGTTCAGGCTGATATAGAAAGAGAAGCTTTAAAAAGAAGGAGGGAGCTAAATGGAAAATCTGGTCAATAATTTTAAATATACTTTAAAGAGACAACCTGAGGCTTATAATTATTTATTAAGCAGAGGCATAAATGATTATACTTTAGATTATTATAATTTAGGTTATTGCAAGCAAAAATTAACAGGTTTTGAGGTTTTATATAAAAGGCTTGTTTTTCCTATTTATAATTGGCAAAATGACTGTGTCTCTTTTGCTAGTCGATCTATAGATAAAGGTATTAAATATTTGGTTTTAAATAAGCCAGGTTTTGAGAAATCTAAAAATGTTTATGGACTTAATATAGCTATGCCTCATATAGCAAAATCTAGAGTGTGTTTTATAGTAGAAGGCTTTACAGATGTTATAGGGATGCAGATGTCTGGTTTATATAATACTGTTTCTTCTATGGGTGTAGCTGCGACTAAATATCAAGCTCAATTAATAGCAAGGTGGGCTAAAACTATAATAGTTATTTTTGATGGGGATAAAGCTGGTCAGAGGGCTAAAGATAATGTGATCTCTAAATTAAAAGAGGCTGACTTAGGTGTTAGATTAGGATATGTTTTATTATCTGGTGGTGTTGATCCTTATGATTTATATTTAAAATATAAGTCTGAGTTGTGGAATAGTTTTTTAAAAAGTAAAATTTATTTTTAATAGGAGGAAAATATGAATTATTGTGAAAAATGTAATGTAGAATTAACTACTGAAATGGAAGAGGAAGGAGTAGTTAGTTATTGTGGTGATTGTGGGGTAGGCTATTGTGAAGAATGTGCAACGGATCATATTGATACTTGTTATGATTGTGGCAATGAGTACTGTAATGATTGTATGTACGAATGTCAAAAATGTTTAAATTTCTTTTGTGACGATTGTGTCCGAGATATTTCAAATGAAGAGTTTGTAGATAAAAAGAATTTGGGTGAGTGGGATCAATATGTAGTTTGCGGGGTTTGTGAAGAAAAGTTAAAAAATAATTTTAAAAAAATTAAAAAATAACAGTAAACTTTATTCTTTTAGAGGTATAATACCTGTTAGGAGCGGAAATGAATTTATATATACATAAGGGTAATGATGATAATTTAATGTTTATTTTAAAATAACAGTAAATTTTACTCTTTTGTAGGTATAATATAATGTTCTTGTCTGATAATAGTTTAGGATATCTAGTTGGTGGATGTTGGAATTATTTCAGTTAGAACTCCCTTAAATAATGATATGAAATTAAAAGATTGTGGTAGGAGCTTAAAAAGTTTCTACCTATTTTTTTATAAATTTAATGGTTTTCCTTGACATATGTATAGGACTATGGTATTATATAAACATAAGATAAATTATTAAATTTTTTAGGAGGATTCGATTATGAGTAGATTTGCATTATTAAATACAGATGTTAAGGTTTTAAAGAAAGACCAAACTAGCAAGGTATGGTCAGGTGAAATGATAAGGAATTTACTTCTTAGAAATTCAAATGCAGTCTTGAAAGGTGTTGTGACTTTATATAAGTTACAAACAGCCGACGAGAAAGCTTATAAGCATACTAATGAGTCTAATGGAGTTGGATTCTCAGCCTATGACGCTCCATATATGACTAAAATAGCTGAGAGAGTTATAAGCAAAAGAGGATTAACTAAGATGGAGGTAGCTAATTTAAGAGTAAAACTTTTAAAATATAGTAATCAATTAGCGAAAATCGCTAATAAAGAAATAAAAGTATAGACTAAAGTACCCGCTTAAAGGCGGGTTTTACCGTTTAAGGAGGGAGTTATGGCAGTTAAATTTAATTATTGCATTAAATGTTTAAGAATGAGGGACTGGGATTGGGATGAGTCTATTAAAAAATGGGTTTGTCGTGGTTGCGGTTCTATTATGGGTTAGGGGGAGTTTATGGCTAAAAAAATTGAATATGATAAGTATTGCCCTTCCTGTGGTGAAGGGTTGCATTTTAAGGATTTATATGTTAAGTGTGAAGTTTGTAATAAAATCCTTTGTAAGCATTGTAATGCTAGGGTTGAGAGGTCCTATATTGCAGGAAAAGATTTATGTGATGATTGTAAAAAAGAAGCTATGCAAAAATAAAATTGCACATGCTTTTAATTTATTTTTGAGGTATAATATTTAAAATTGAAAGGAGTTGTTTTATTTTGCCTATATTTCAAGATGTAATTTATCAGTGTATTGATGAGGAAGAGAAATTAAATGCAGTAATAAACGTTTTAAAAGATGTGTCCGTTTGTTCTATAGACTTGGAAACAAGCGGCTTGTCTGTTTATGATGATTATATAGTTGGGATAGGTTTATCCTGGCAAGAAGGAACTGGGGTGTATATTCCTGTTAATCATGAGAAAGGGAAAAATATTGATTATGATAAGGCTTTAGAGCTTTTAAAACCTTGTTTGGAAAATGAAAATATTTGTTATGTAGCCCACAATAGAAAGTTTGATCAAACTCTTCTAGGAGCTTCTTACTTGACAGATGATTTTATAAAGAATAATCCTAATTATGCCACTGATTTGTGGTTGTCTATTTTTCATAAAGAAATGGGTATTCAATGGCAACCTACCTTATTTAAAAAGCTTGGTATTAATTGTTTTGTTAAGTTTGATACTATGGCTATGGCCTATTTAACAGGCCGTTATATGAATATTGGAACGGGTAGCTCAACGGCTAGTCTTAAAAAGATAGTCTTATCTGAGTTAGGGATTCAAATGGTTCAGATAGAGCAATTATTTGGGGTTGACCCTGATAAGAAAAGTGTTGGTAAAAAAGCTAAGGCTAAAAAGGCTAACCTTATCAGATTTGAGACTTTGGACCCAAGAGAAGAAATCCCTTTACCTGGTGGAGATTTGGTTAGTCCTTATCAATATGGCTGTGCTGATTGTGATATGACCTTAAGACTATTTAATAAATTATATCCTCAAGTTAAAGATATGTTTTTATTAAAGGTCGATCAAGGTATAATTCCATTGGTTAAGTTGATGGAGTTAAATGGTGTGCTATGTGATATTGAAGAAATGAAAAGACAATATAAAGCCTTAACTTCGGAGAATGTCAGATTACAGACTTTAATTTATGAGTTTGTTTCTGATAAAGTGGGAGCTAAAATTACTTTTGATTTAGGTTCTTCTGCTCAAGTCGGTAGAATTTTATTTGAGCGATTAGGTTATCCAGTTCAGGAAAGGTCTGCTAAGACTGGTAAACCTTCAACTAATGCCACTGTGCTTGAGGCAATGGCTAAAGATTATCCTATTGTTAAGAATATTCTTTATTGGCGATCTATTCGTAAACATGCTGAGGATTTCTTTAATGGTATGCAGGAGTATATTAATAATATTACTAATAGGATTCATACTTCTTACGCTACGGCTCATGTTATAAGTGGTCGTTTTGCTTCTTATGACCCTAATATGCAAAATCAGCCTAAGAAAGCCAGTTGGGAAATTTATAACCCTTATGGAGATGATTATGAGATTAGCTGTAATGTGAGAAAGTGTTATGTACCGCCTAAGGATTTTTATGTCTTAGAGGGTGACTTTTCTCAGGTAGAGTATAGGGTATTTGCTGGACGTTCTCAGTCCAGAGCTTTATTGGAAGGTTATAGGCATGGTGTTGATATGCATACTAAAAATGCTTCTATGATTTTCCAAGTGCCAGAGGCTCAGGTTACAAAGAAATTAAGGTCTGATGGTAAAACTTTTTCTTTTGGTATTATGTATGGTATGAGGGCGATGGGTATTTCTAAAAGAATTGGGATAGCAAAAGCGGAGTGTCAGAAATATGTTAATAACTACTTTCAGGCTATTCCTGAGGGAGTTCAACATATCAAAGATATTACTGATGGGGCAAAAAGAAATTGTTATGTAGTGACTCATTTTGGGCGTATTGCTCATATGCCTGAGTTTAGAAGTGATAATAGTAAATTAAGGTTTAAGGCTGAGCGAGAAGCTTTTAATATTACTGTGCAAGGTACTGCTGCAGATATTATGCGTATTGCCATGTATAGATTAGGACAGACTCTTTTAAAAGATTTTGGGCCTCGGTTTAATGATGTTATTAAACCTATATTAACTACTCATGACTCCTTTGCTTTTTATATACATAGGTCCGTTGATGTGGTTAAATTAATGGCTGCTATGCGGAAAGCTTGTGAGATTCCTATTACTAATTTTCCTCATATTAAAATGGATTTTCAGGTTGGACCTTCTTATGGTGAGTTATTAGATTGGGGAGAAGGAATAGAAAAATCTTTTGATACTGGAAAAGATGATTTTGGATTTGGCGAGTTTTTTGCGGATAAAGGGTCTAAAGATATTCCAGATAAAAACCCTGAGGAAGATAAAAAAGTTGATTTAAATGTGGTTTCTGATGAAAATAAAGTTATTAATAAATCTCCTGTTATTTTAAGAGTAGTTATACCTAAGGAATTAAATCCTGTGGAAGCTTCTGCTATAAAAAATTTAATAGCTGCTTATCCTGGACAAAATAAAATAATTATAGATTTTCCTGGTGCTGAGGTGCCTATTAATATAACTACAAGTTTAGGTTTAGATGATGAGTCTAAATTTCAAATGATTTGTACTTGTAAATTAACTTTAGATTCTAAGTCTATTAGTGGTAAGGCTTTAACTACTGGTTTGAAATTATAATGTTTGCGGTTAAGATTTTTTAATCTTAACTGTCTTTTTTCTATTTTTATAGGTATAATATTTTAGTTAGAAAAAGGGAGGGGAATTTATGGAGGATTTGAAATGTCCTTTGAATCCTGAGTGTAAAAATGAGGATAGAGAAATATGTTCTCTTTGTCAGGTATCTTTAGAAGAATATTATAGGACTATGGAAGAGGCAGCAAAGGAAATTATTATTATAAATTTTGATGGAGGTTATGATAGATGAATAAAAATATATGTTCTATGGGTATGGATGTTAGAGGTTTTAATAATTGTAATCAGACTCCAATTTTAGATAATGAGTGGGTTTGGCTTGAGGATAAAGGGTGTTTTTGTCCTGAGTGTGAAAAGAAAAAGGAGCTTTTTAATGCAAGTAAAGATTGTTAGACTTAAGAAATTTCCTTCTAAGTTGGTAAGAGATCATATGTGTGATAAATTACCTGCTGATGTTAAAAAGTATACTTTTATTATGACATTGACCACTATAGACAGGAGGGAATTTTATAGGAAGGGAAGTTTTTCTATAGTGGCTGTTTGTCCTCATTGTAAGGAGGAGATTAAATATAATGTAATTAATATAAGTAAAAGGTAGGAGTGGTTTTATGACTATTAGTATGGGTTGTAAATGCAATATAGGTAAGCAATATGAGATGATGGAGTTTCATGTTGAAATAGATAGTAATGATTATCCTATTATTAATGGGCGTGATCCTGATGTGCAATTAAAATATTTGCAGGGTAAAGCTTTATTGCAGCTACTTTTATTTAAAGTTGCTATAGGGTATTTACGGCAGGATTCTGTGGAATATCAAGAACAAAAAAGAATTATTGATTCTTTATTGGAATTAGGAAAATGTTGAAATTAAAACTAGGAGGAAATTATATGTGTAATATTAAAGAAGGTAGTAATAATTTGAATAAGAGGTCATATAAAGTTATGGCGGACTTATGTCCAGCTATGAAGGAAACGGATTTGTTTGATAGTTATAAGTATTTGAAAACTGAAATTGTAGCAAATTCAGTTTTTGATAAGGTGATGGATAGAGTTGGGAAGTATTCGGATTTCTTTTTGGCTCCTGCTTCTTGTAAGTTTCATTTAAATGTGCCTTTAGGTTTATTTAGGCATTCTTTAGGTGTTACATTTAGATTATTAGCTCTTGATGGAGCTTATGGCATTATTAATGCTAACAATTTATTAGATGTTGTTTTGGCTGCTATGCTTCACGATCTTGGTAAAGCTGGGCAAGTGCAAATTAAATATTTGAAGGGTGCGGGAGTTGAAAGGGAGATAAAGTCAGAGGATAAAAATGATTTGTGGGTTAGTCCTTATTATCTTAAAAAAGCTTTGAAAACTAAGCCTGGGGAATTTAAGTATGAAAGGAATAAGGATAAGAATTTTATAACCCGCATGTCAGTACCTTTGGGAAGTCTCCATTTTATAGCTATGGTTTTAAGTGATATTTGGAAGCCGTCTCCTGAGATATGGGCTGCTATAGCCTATCATGATGGCATGTATGTTCCAGAGGGTAAGCATGTTGCTCAGGCTGAGACTCCTTTAGGATTGGCTTTGCATATGGCAGATTATTGGCAATGTAGAGTTGAAAGTAATTGGGAGTTAGGTAATTATTTTGGATAGAGGATTGATTATATGGACAAAGAAAATTTAGAGGCTTTAATCGCTAAATGGTATGATGAAATAAGAGGCATGACTTTTAACTCTTCGGCGGATTTTAGTGCTAAAGGTTATGAGGTACTTTTTAGTGAAGTAGAAAAAGTAAGAGGCTTTATGAGCCGTTTAGAGTTTTTATTATCTGAGGCTAAATACATTAAAAGAAAGTTTATTGTAAGGGCTGAGGAAATTAAGGCTCTTTATGAGGAGGGCCTAGACAAATTAAAGGTTAAACCTCAAGGAATGATAAATAAAGGTTATTCTTATCATGAAAGAGAGGCTACTTATAGAAGTGACCCAAGTCTTTTGGACTATAGGATTAGACTTAAGACTTTTGAAAATGCTGTGGCTGATCTGGTTATGTTTTTAGATATAGCTGTAAGTAGAATGAAATATTTAGAATCTTGTAAAAATGATTTACTTTTACAGTCTAATTTAATTCGCTTGGGGTATAATAATTTAGAATTAAAATGAGGAGAGGTGTTTTATATGAAAGTAGGCTTTAATGAAAGTCAAAAATCAAATAATATTTTTGATTTGGAGAATTTTAAACTTGATAAAGATTATAAAGCAAGAATAGCCTTGATTGAGCAAGATATTGAGGTTGAGTATACCCATTGGGTTGAGGAGTTTGGGTATGTTATTTGTCATGGTGATTATCAAACTTTGCTAGACACTGGCAGTGATGGAAAATGTCGTTTTTGCAAAGCTGCTGAGAATAGTAAAGCTGTTAAACCTGCCAGGAGAAGATTTGTTACTTGGTTAGTATCGTATAGAACAAATAAAGCGGGTATGCCTATAGGTCCTCCTATAAGCTTTGAGATTATCCCTTGGCTTTTTGGGGATGATAAATTTAATGACTTAGTTAATAAGAAAGAGCAATGGGGAGATTTGAGATTAAGAGATATCCTTGTTGAGTGTTTGGGTAAACAGTACCAAAAATTTAGAATGGATGTTTTACCTGAGGCTTTATGGCTTAGTGATGCTAATCTAAAGGCTCAGGTTGTAGCGGAGTATAAAAATATCATGCATAAATATGGTGGTGATATGAGGAGATTATTAGGTCGAGATGTTAGCAAATTAGAAGAGATAGACAAAGTTATAAATGATGCTGTTGGTTCTTCTACTACTGTGCCTCAATATGCTAATACGGATATTAATAGTATATTGAATGGTGCTGCTCAGGGTGTTACTCCTCCTGTTAATCAAGGTCAGCCTAATATTCCTGCTAATACAGATTTTTCTGCTTTGCTAGGTAATAATACGGCTCCTGTTAATAATGTTGTGCCTAATGTACAAAATCAAACTCCTGTTAATAATGTGCCTAATGTTCAAAACCAGACTCCTGCGATTAATGTGCCTAATGTTTCAAATAGTGGGCCTACTAATGTTGCTAATAATAATGTATCTAGCACTAATTTTGATGATTTATTAGGCAATAATGTACCTAGCAATAATCAAGGTCAAAATCCTGGGCTAGTTACTAATGGAGGGGCAAAAGATTTATCTAAAGTGGATAATAATGTACTTAGCAATAATGCCCCTGCTACTAATAATGTGCCTGATTTGCTTGATAATATTGGTAGTAATCCTGCTGATAATGTTAAAGCGGATACGGTGGATTTTGATAGCTTATTAAATTCATAGTTTTATATTATAAAGCCTATATAGTTTATTTATATAGGCTTTAAATTTTTTGGAGGATAAAATGAAAAAATTTGTTTATGTAGTGGGCCAGGATATAGCCTCTATTAGTTCAGGTTTGAACTTAGTTAGAGGTGAATTTACTGGAAATGATATAAAATTTAAATCTTTAGCTGAGAAGTCTTTTACTATAGAGAATAATTTTAAATCTAGGTATAAGAATGCTGAGGGTGTTTTTGAGTTTACCTGGGCTATGGATGAGAAATATAATGGCATAGATTTAATAGTTAATGAGGATTACATTAACAATATGAGTCATGTAGCCTTTTCTATAGCAGAGTTTAATGGTATTATCAGGGCTTTTCATTATGAGCGTAAATTTAGTATGCTTTTAAATAATCCTGCTAAGTTTAGAAGTTTTATTGCTGATGGCAAGAAAGCTCCTAAAGGTGGAGCTGCTAAGAGGCTTATTGTTGAGTGGGTTAAAAAAGAGTTTAAGTATGAGTCAACCAGGCATTATGCGAAGGAAAGGTCTGATTGTACTGATGCTTTTGTACATGGTGTAATAGGAGTTTATTATTGTTTTTTCTTAATGGGTGTTTCTATGGATATATTGTCTCCAATTAGGAAAAAGATATTTGTTAATCCTAAAACTAAAAATGGATTAATGGATAATAAGGATTTATTGTTAAATGATGATGTTTTATATAGTCTTTTGGAGGTGAAAAATAATGATTGATAATATTAGAGGGCAGTACTTTTTAGAGTGTGATGGCTGTGGTCTGAGAGTAGAAGTAGATTCTTTTGGGGAAGCTGTGGACTATAAGAAAGATAACGGTTGGAAAAGTATAAAAGTAGGGATTAATTCTGACGATTGGGCAGAATATTGTCCTGATTGTAAGAAGGAGTTTGATAAATGAGGAGTTGTTATTAATGGGTAGAGATTTAGGAGAAATACAAGAGTGCTGGGCTAAATGTTCGGGATGTACTTATTTTAGATATGGACCTAAAAGTAAGTATGATCTGACTCAAGTAGGCACATGTAATTATCAAGGAATTAAGGATTGTGTTAAAGAGGAGGATAGTAATGGCTAAAACTGTTATAAAAACTTTGGACGATGCTAAAAAACATATTTTAGGTATTGAGGGTGATGACACTATAATATCTTTGGAGGGCAAAGTTAAACCTATGCCTCATATTTCTACAGGTAGCTTTTTAATAGATTATATAACTGGTATTGGAGGCATACCTTTAGGCCGTATTATAGAATGTTATGGTCTAGAGAGTTCGGGTAAGACTACGGTGATGAGTAGTTGTGCTGTACAATGTCAAAAGGTTTTAAAAAAAGCTGTGTTGTATTTAGATTATGAGCATGCTCTTGATAAAAAATATATGATCGCTCAAGGAGTAGATTTATCGGATGATAAGTTTATTTATGTACAACCAACATATATGGAGCAAGGATTTCGTATAGCTGAGTTCTATATGAAAACTGGGTTTATAGGGTTGGTTATAGCTGATTCCGTTGCAGCTATGAAGACTCAGGCTGAAATGGAAGGGGAGATTGGTGATCCTACTGCAGGTGGTGTCGCTCATGGTGCTAGGATTATGGCTCAGACTTTAAAGAAGTTGGCGGGTATATGTTCAACTACTAATGTAGCTTTTGCTTTTATAAATCAATTGAGGATTGGCTTGCCTATGACTCCTTTTGAAAAGGCAAAGGGAATTAAAAAAGAGACGACTCCTGGTGGGTCTGCTTTAAAATTTTATTCTACTATGAGATTAAAATTTACTAAGATAGGTGGAGTAAAAGGTAAAATATTTAATGCGATAAAAGGTGAGTGGGAAGATGGATTAGTGGCCACTAAAATTAAATGTGAACTTATTAAAAATAAAGTTGCCCCGCCTTTTAGGTCTTGTGAGTTTATTATTCGCTATGGTATAGGTGTAGATGATGTAATGTCTATTATACTTGTGGCTATTGATAGAAAAATGATTAAAAAGAATGGAGCCTTTTTAAAAGTGCCTGCTAAATATAGGCATGATAAAGAGGAAAAAAATATTCAAGGCTTGGAAAAAGTATGCACATATTTTAGAGAGGCTGGGGTTAAAGGTTTTAAAGTTTTATCAAAGGATTTACAAGATGCCATTGATAAAGATATGAAGTATATGGAGACTAGAACGGAAATAGAGGATAGTTACGCTTTAGTCGAAGATGGACCGATTCAAGAGTTGCCTGAGGAATTATTAGAAGAGACAAATAATAAAAATAAAACAGTCTCTTTATAGATTTTATAGGTATAATATTTAATAAAAAAATGGAGGTTGTTATATGAGAAATGATAAAGTTTTTTCTAGAGATGACGTGGTTAAATTATTAAAGCCTACTGATGGCTTTAAAGAAGTACCCTTTAGAATGGGTAGTAATAAGATAGAGTTTACTAAAGACAGTGCGAATAATATGTTATTCCGTTTGGATAATAATGAATTTAAATTGTCTAAGGAGGCTTTTATTAAAGCTTCTAGGATTTGCGGTGTACCTGCTACTTATGTAAAAAAATTCAATGATGAATCTTTACATTTAATGAATCCTCATTTTAATCATTGGTTTAATACTAAGTCAGATGATGGAAAATTATTAATTGCTGGGGATAATGTGGTGTCTTTTATTAAAGGCTCAACTGATTATTATAGTAGGGTTAAGGTCCTTGAAATTATTGAGGATACTTTGGCTCCTACTAGTTTGGAAAAAGATAATTTGCTTTATGATAAGGTGCATCATAGCTTTGATAGAGGATTGTATTACTCTGTAGTCTCAAATCAAGAAGAGGCTATGAATGTAGGTGATGTAGTTAGAGGTGGTATTTCTGTGCAAGATCATATTCTTGGAGAAAAGGTTTTTACTATTTCAGGCTATGTATATCGTTTAGTTTGTTCTAACGGTATGATATCGCAAAATATTCTATCTAAATGGTCAAGGCGTTCTAATAGCGAACATTTGGAAGAATGGGTAAAAAATAGTGTTACGCAAGCTCAGACGGAGATTACTTCTGAGTTTGAAAGAATTAAGCATTTACAAGAGATTCCTATTAATGATCATGGTTCTGTTCTATTAAGAAATATATTTAGCGAGTTTAGTGTGTCCTCTAAATTAAGAGAGGCCATAACTGATGAGATTATAAATGCGGGGGAAATTAAAAATATGTATGATGTTTTTAATGCTATAACCTCTGCAGCTAATTCTGGTGAATTTGTAGACAATCCTAATATGACGCAATCCCTTCAAATGTTAGCTAGTGGCGTAGCTGAACATTCTACTTTTTGCCCTACTTGCCAGAGTTTATTGGATGTAGATTAATGCAATTCTATATCTTATGTGTAGTGGTAGGAGTAACTTTATTATGGATGCTTATTCAGATTATACTTTTAAAAGTCTGTAGTAAGTCTTTATATAATAAAGTAAATGTAGTAAAAAATAGTGCTTTTAATGACCTGATAAGATGTCAGGTCGTTAAAAGTTATAAAGGGATTTTATTAAAGGGGTTGGATGAGTTAGAAGAGATTAATAAAAATAATGTGAGAGTTATGATTGATAAAAAGGCTAATGATATGCTTATAAGTTTTAATGGTATAAAAAAAGATTAGGAGGAGTCTTATGCTGGAAAGAATAGATATAAAAAATTACCAGTCTTTATCTGATGTTGTTATAGAGCCTGGTAAATTTACTGCTATTATTGGACAATCAAATTGCGGGAAAAGTGCCTTAATTCGTGCTTTGGAGTCTATGGTCACTAATAGTGCTGTGTGTGGTTCAGATTGGTCTTATTTACCTGCTGGGTCTAATAAGACTCATATTTCTATGACTTTAGATGGTCATGTGGTGGAATGGGTCAAAGGTAAAAATATAAATAATTATGCTGTTGATGGTGAACTCTTGAAAAATGTTGGCAGGGGTTGTCCTGAGGAAGTAACTCATTTTTTGCAGATGAGTGAAATTTCTATTGATGGCAGTAAGTTTTTAGTTAATTTTGATAGACAGTTTGACTTACCTTTTCTTTGTGATGCTTCTGGCTCTATGGTAGCAAAAATATTAGGGGAGATTACTAATGTAAATCTTCTAATAGCTGCTAATAAAGAGGCTAATAAGGAAAAAGTAAATAAAAATAAATTGAAACTTATTAGAGAAAAAGATTTAATTGTATTAAGAGGAGACAAAGAGCAATATTCACAGTTAGAAAGTAAAAGGAAGTTTTTAGAGGTTTTAAAAGACTCTAGAGAAAAAGTACAAAATAAAATTAAGGCTTTAGAGGCTTTGGCTGAGATAGAGAAAAATTTAATTGTCTATTCTCAGTCAATGAAAAATAATGCTGTAGTTGTGCATAATCTTAAAACAACTTTAAAGGGGTTAGAAACTAATTTAAAAGTATTAAATGATAAATTATTTGCTGTAAATGTTTTTAGTGATATAACCTTAAAATTAGAGCAATTAAAAGTATTTATGGATAAGACTTATGATGAAGTTGCTCATTGGAGAAATACAGAAAATATTGAAATTAACAGGCTTTTTAATATGGTTGATCGGTATAATAAACTAATTGAGATAATTAAAAATTTGGTGGTAATTTCTCAAAAAGTAAAAGTTTCTGAGGATAGTTTAGCCAAGTTAAATGTTATTAATCTTATTAAGTTGCCTGATATTTCTTCTTATCTTGATAGTAAAAGGGCTATTGCACAAATAGATAGAACTGAGAAGCTTTTAAGTAAGTCCAGAGATAAGAAAGATGTTGTTATGGTGGAGCTAGACAAAAGAAAAATAGCCTTAAGGGATTTTATAAAAGAAAATCCTTTGTGTCCTGTATGTAATAAGCCATTAGATAATGAGGAGGTGTGACTTATGGCGGATACTCCTGTATGCTGTGGCAAGGATATGATCTTAACTGATATAGAGGATAAAGGCGAAGATCATATTTGTACTTATAAATGTGATAATTGCAATGAGGAGAAAGTAGTTATAGAGAAATATTAGGAGGTTTAATTATGGGTTGTTCTCATGATTGGCAAGAGACTGGTGAGGTTAGAGTTAATAAGTCTACTGGTAAAAATGAGTTTGAGGTAGAATGCTCTAAGTGTCATATAGTTAAATGGGTAGAAGAAGATTAATATAGATAAGGAGGTGTGATTAATGGCATGTTCGCACTTATGGTTAGAAACTGGGAATACCAGGATTAGCAATAGCAATGGAAAAGTAGAGTATGAGTTTGAATGCTCTAAATGTAACGCTACTAAATGGGAGTCAGAGGATGAATTCAGTTAAATTTTGAAAGGGGTTGTCTTAATGATATTTTGTTGGTTTAGCGATGTCCATCTTGCGGATGTCGCTCCTGCATCTCGTAAGGATGAATCTTATAGTGATGCAATAATAGAAAAGTTGTTATTTATAGCTCAGACTTGCCTTAAGGTTAATGCTGAGTATGTTGTTTTTGGTGGGGATTTATTTCATTCTAAAATAGCTTCTAAAATATCGCATGGTTTAGTCAATAAAATTTTAAAGGTTTTAGATGAATTTCCATGCCCTATATTATTTATAGTGGGTTCTCATGACATTAGTTATGGGAGATTAGAAACTATAAATAAAAGGCCTATAGGTACTATTTTAAAACATCCTATGGTTAGATTTTTAGAAGAACCTTATATAATAAACCCTGATTTTGAGATAGTTGATGAGGATACAGAGTTATTAATTAGGGTATTGCCTTTAAGTGATACCTATAATAAAACTGATGAAGTCTTAAATAAAATTAAAGAGTATAAAAAATCAAGTGCTATTAATTCTTTTACTGGAAAGTATTATGATATTGCTTTATTACATCAGCCTATTGTTAAGGATAAGAAAGTTTATCCTTATGAGGTGATTCCTGCTGATGATTTAGCGGGGGAGTTTGATTTAGGTTTAATAGCCCATATGCATGATGATAAGGGCATATGGGAAAGTACTTTAAATAATAAAACTACTACTTTTGCACAAGTAGGAAGTGTTTCCAGAACTTCTATAGATGATAAGGGAAGAAAGCCTAAATTTTTGTTGTTTGATGTAACCAATAAAAATAAGAAGATAAGTTTAAGTTATAAAGAAGTGGAAATCCCTGTAGTAGAGGATGTATTTAAAGAGGAAAGCTCTGATAATAAAATTGATGAGTCTATCAAAACTTTATTAGATAATGTTAATGAGACCTCTTTTGGTATTTTTTCTACTGAGGAGGCTATTAAAGCTATAGGAGAGGAAATATTATTTGAGGCTTATAATCCTGAGATTGATCCTGCGTCTGAGGATCAGGCTCTAGAATTTTATCATGCAGTAAAGGAAAAAGCTGTAGAAATATTAGAAAAGGTAAAGGGGTGATTTGGTGTATTTAGAGGTAAAAAATTTAGATTCTAAAGATTATAATTATAAGATAAATTATTTTAATAATAGACCTTTAAAGTTGTCTTATAGTTCTTTTAAGTCTTTGGAGTATTGTCCAGGTAGATATTTTATGCAAAATATAATGTATTGGAAGCCTAAGGATTTTAATGAGAGGAATTTTTGTTTAGGTTCTGTAGGCCATTCTTGTCTTGAGGAATGGCTTGCTAATGGTAGAGATGAAGATGGTAACTTAATTATAGGCTATATGCAGTCTATAGCTACAAAGCTATTTGATTTGTATTTAAAAAAGCATAATGTTATTCCTTTAAATGCTCAGGATATTAATAATATGCGAGAGAAGTCTGTAGTTAATGCTCAGGCTATAGAGGATGTTTTTATTGATTTTGGTTTTACTGAGAAGGCTTTAAGAAATGAAACTAAATGGAAAATAAAATTAAAAGCTTATAAAAATGTTTTCTTAACTGGTGTTTTAGATTTGTACGATGAGGATGATAAAGTAGTTTATGATCTTAAAGTTACCAGTTCAGCCAGATTTATGGATGAGGATCAAATCTGTTATTATACCATGATGGGTACTTTGGCAGGGTGGAAAGTGACTAAATGTGGTTTTATCGTACCTTTAAGAAAAGATAAGGTAGTTACTTTGTCTTTTGAAAGTGAGGATTTTAAAAAGTTATATGAGAGAGTTAAAAAAGCTATAGGGGTGATAGGTAGTTCTCTTCATACTGGTAAATGGCTTTTGAATTATGATAAAACTAATTGCTATCAATGCCCCGTAAAGGCTTTTTGTCCTGCTGCTAAAGAAGCGGAAAAGCCTATTGATAGACCTATGGAAGATGGGAGAATTAAATTATGAGCAAAGATTTAAATGGTTATGTCATTTGTGATATATGTAATGAGCCTGTTGAGGGTTATATTTATTCTACATGTCAAGGTTGTGGGGCTGATGTTCATAATAAATGCTATGAAAAAATAAAGGGCGAGTGGTATTGTCCTCAGTGCAAAACTAAAGTAGTTTAAAAAATTTAATGAGGAGTTGTTTAGATATGACAGATTTAACTAAAAGATATGAAAAGTGTAAAATTGCTGTTGAAGATGGTAAGAGAAAATTGGCTGTAGCTGAGAGAGAATTAGAAATTAATAGTAATTCTTATAATGAGTTGTTAACTGGTGCTAAAGAGAAATTTGGAATTAAGGATTATGATGATCTAGTTAAGAAAAAAGAAATTTTAGAGGCAGAGATAGAAAAAGAATTAAATGATATAGAAGCTAAATTAAAAGCAGGAGGATTACTATGAAATTTAGGATTAAAAAATTTGTATTAGAGGCTTTATTAAATAAGGCCTCTGCAGTATTATTGTCAAAAGGCGATTTTATGCCAATACTTAAAAACTTTCATATAAAAGTAGATAAAGACATTGAAATAATAGCTACTGATTTAGAACTTTCTATCAGGGCTTCTAGTGATTTAATTGAAATAGAGTCCTCAGGTAAGGCCATATTTCCTGGTAAAACCTTAAAAGAGATTATTAATGGTTGTGAGGATGATATAGTTTTAATCTCTGTGGCTGATGATAAAGCCTTAATTAAGTGTGCTGGGGCTGAGTGGTCTATACATTTAATGAATCCTGATGATTATCCTGAGATTCCTAAGATTGAATCTTGTACTAAAATAGATGTACCTAGATTGGCTTTAATAAGTGCTTTATTAAAAGTAAAAGGGGCTGCTGCTAAGGAATCTGTTAGACCTGCTTTGCAGATGATTAATGTAGTTAAAGGGTCGGTGATGGCTTCTGATGGAGCTATATTTAGACAGGTTAAATTAGAAGCTTTGAAGGATATATCTTTGCAGTTTCCTGTTGGAGCTGTAGAAGATTTAATAAAAATGCTTAAAAATACTGAGACAGAAAATATCGGTATTGGGGAGACTGAGGACCATATATTAGTATTCTCAGGTATTGATTGCTTTTTAATAACTAAGAATAATGTGGATTATCCTGATGTCGAAGCTTTATTAGTTGAACCCGCAAGGAAGAATAAATATAAATTATCTGTGGATAAGGCAGCTTTGCGAGCGGGTATTAGGAGAGTGCGGATTACTGCGGATGAAAATACAAAAGGAGTTTTATTGGCTTTAAAAAAGAATAGTTTAATTTTGCGGGCTAAGGATAGATACGGTAATATGGCTACTGAGGTAATAGATGTGTCCTGGTCATATGCTGATCGAACTATAGGAGTTAATCATGAGCATATATTAGGGGCTATTTCTTGTATAGACAATCCTAACTTAGAGATTTTATTAGGGGATGATAAGAAAACTAGAAAAGCTCCTTTATTATTTGAGCATGATAATAATTTAGCTATTATAAATCAATTACAAATTGATTTTGATTAGGAGGTTGTAATGGGAATGATGAATAAATTAGGTATTTTATCAAATGCTATTGATACCTTTGAATTTTCGGTCAATAGAGAAGAGGTATTATTAAAAGATTTAAATAGCAGGATTGCTGATCTGGATAAAGTTGTGGAAGAGCTTAAATTTGATACTAGTATATTGGAAGAGGTGGCTAGACTATTCCAAAAATTTAGTGAAAGAGAACATAGAAATATACAAGATAAATTTGAAATGTTGATATCTTACGCTTTATCAATTATTTTTGAAGGACAGTTCAAAAGTTTTAAATTTATTAACAGTATAGAAAGAAATCAATTTACTATTAAACCTGTCTTAACTTTTATGTATGAGGATAAAGAAGTCACTACAGATATTATGTCGTCTCATGGTGGTGGTGTAAGTAATATAGTAGGGTTCTTATTGAAATTATTAGTCCTGGTATTTCAGTCTAAAAAATATAGACCTGTTTTATTTTTAGATGAAAGCTTTGCTAATTTATCGGCTGAGTATGTACCTTTAATTGCTAAGGTGATTAATAAATTAGTTACTGAGTTAGGAAAGGACCTGCAGATAATTCTTGTAACTCATCAAAAAGAGTTTATTGATTATGCTGATCGGGTTTATAGGTTCAGCAAACCTAAATATAAGACTGTAATTGAAAAGATGAAATAATGGATTATGAGTTAATAGAGTCTAAGATACCTATTAAGAGTTGCCCTTTTTGTGGTACTGTACCTAAGGGCGTAGATAGGTGGTTAGTTAATGAAATTGAAAAAATATATCATTATTCTGTGAGTTGTGAGAATTGTAAAAGTGAGAAGGTAATAGCGGTGAATACTTTTTCTTATTTGGATTTGGATACTGCGGTTAAGATTTGGAATCATAGAGTATAAATAGATAGGGTTTATGCCCTATCTATTTTTTTATATTTTTCCTTGACATATGTAAAGGATAATGTTAATATAGATACATAAGATAAATTAATTTTTGGAGGATGATTAAATGAATAAAATGCATTTAGAACTTTGTATGGAAGTGTCATTATTAGCTAAAAATTGCCTTAATATTGAGAATGCTATTAGCAAACTCAGAGGCAATAGATTAAATAAGAATCGTTTTTATGATTCTTTGAAGGTTAAGTATAAATACGCTGATATTTATATGTATACCTTATGGGTTAGTATTAATCAATTAGCCTTATTGGATGAAGGCACTTTATCTGATATGTTAAATAGCTTTAAAGCTAACTTAAAGGCTTTAAAATCAATCAGGTCTGATTTAATCGCATATAATAATTTTATAAGTATATGAGCGTATAATAAAAAAGTTTAAAAATTTTTTAAAATAACAGTAAACTTTGCCCCTTCGGCGGTATAATACCTTGTTAGGGGCAAAAGTGAATTTATATATAGTGTAGGTATAGGAGGAATGATTATGAATGATAAGAAGGATATGAGTGCTAAGAATGATAAAAAGGTGTTATTGGCTGTGTCTGTTAAAACATTGTATGAGTTGAAAAAAGTTAAAAAGGTATTTGCTGAGTTAAATACTTCTGATGATGAAATCTTAGAGTATGCCTTAAGATTAATTAATGGCATACATAATATTAAACTACCTGGGAGGTTTAAGGATGAGTAAAGATGGTAAGAAACCTAGAAAGGTTTTAGTTGAAAAGGTGTATATTAATAGCCAATATACTTATGATGTGGTTGGATGGTTTCATGGCTTTTCCCCTGCTAGTTCTTCTGATATGGACGGGATTTACCCTTACCCTATGGCTATAGTGGAATTAATGATCGGTCAGGTGGTTGTGGTGGAGGCTGATAGCATTAAGTTTCTAGATAGCCCTGTAGAGGATTTATTGGCTGATCATCCTCTTCTTAGAAGAAAAGTAAACTTAATTATTAATGGTAAAAAAGTAGAGGGGCAGATTAATCGTTTAAATTCTATGAATAACGGAGCTAGTGGTATAGCTTGGGTTACTAAGCTAGATGGTTCTGGTGAAGTTAAAATTAAATTCAAAGATGGTGCCTTATGTTCTGAGGAAGGGTTAAATATTTGTTTAAATGATGAGGCCAACTATGAGTTTAAAGAATACTAATAATTTTTGGGAATTAAGATGTGATCTCTGTGGGCTGCTGATTAAGCGTAAGACCCATAAAGAGGCAGTTAAAGCCAGCAAAGATTATCATTGGTGGAATATACACTCTGATGATTTTAGATGCTGGTTTAATTATTGCCCTAAATGCGGGCCTACGGGTAAAAAGATGATTATAGGTTAAGGAGGTTATTAATGGCTATTAATTTTCAGGAAAAAAGAAAAGAATGCAAGGATAGAAATTATGTGTTATCTTCTCAGGAGACAGAGGACCTGGTTACTTTGTATTATAAGTGTAGAGAGGATTTTTTAAGTGCTTATCATGTGGCAAAAGAACAGATTGCTTTTAAAGCTTCTAAAGAGAGATATGATTTGATTCAATTTGATAGGCCAAGATTAGAGGCTAATTTAGCTATATATGGGGAATTAAGATGGGTTCTTAGAACTCTTGAAAGAGTATTAAATATAAAAACTGATAAGTCTTTAGATGATTATCAGTTAATAGTGGAGGTAGAGGAATGATTGAAAAAAATAAATACAACGAGGCTTATTGTTTGATGTTGTATAGGTGTAAGGCTTGCGGAGCTTTAGAAATTCTTTGGAACTCTAGAGACGGTGTAGTTCCTTTTTGTATAGCTTGTCGAGTGTGTCATGAGGAAGGTACCATGCCTAATATGTTGCATACAGCATGGCAGTTGGATACTAGGCAATTGCATTATAAGCCTTTTGTAGGTCAGAGGATTTTTACTGGTAAACCTGAGGAGCCTAGAGTTACCATAGTAGGCCATAAGTGCCAAGATTGTAATAAAGATATAGAGTTTAGTTTTATAGTTTGCGGAGATTGCTCCAAGAAAAGGAAGGATCAGAAATGAGTATAAATAAAATATTGTTAATTATTGGTTTTAGTATTGTAGGAGGTATATTTTTCATAATTATTTTGTCTTTAGTAGTTGGCTGGTTGGTGGCTACTCCTGATTATAACTCTGAAAGTCCTTCTTATATGGAGAATATAAAAGAATATAAACTTTTAGATAATGTAGAATTTGCCTCTATAATGAAAGATTATCATTTTAATGAGATAGTAGCCAAAAATAAGTATATAGGGAAAAAATATAGAATAACTGGTGAAATAAACGATATTATAGATGGTTGGAATGAAATAGAGTTTTATAGTCCTAAAGATGATGTTAATGGTATTGAGGCATATTATTTTAATTGTAACTTTAGTACGGATAAAGAATTATTAAAAGTAAAAGTTGGTGATATAGTAACAGTTTTAGGAGTATTAGATTATATTGGTGGTTTTGAAAGCGACTTTGATTTTTTAAATAATAAATTAAATAGTTGTCATATTAGTGAGTTTGGAGCTAAGGAAAAAGTGGAGGATCAGAAATGAAATATAATAAGTATATTTGTATAGGTTTTATTTTTTGGCTTGTGGGCTTAATTATTTTAGGTTTTAAAGTAGGTTGGTTAATTGCTTTTGCTGTCTGGTTAGTGTCTTTTGGCAATAATACAATGCTTAAAAAGTCTGTGTATATTATCAGAGATTATATAATTGGATTGGATAAAAAATAGCTTTATGGGAGGAATAAGGTTATGACATTAAGATATGATTTTTTTAGTATATCGATAATAGAAGATAATCAAGTTAGAATTACTTTTTGCAATGATCAAGTTGCAAGTTTAGGCGAACAATTTATAAGTATTATATGCAGTTATAAAGACTATGCCGATAAGTCATTGGAAGAATTAAAAAAATTATATTTAGATATGAAATACTAAAATAGCTTTATGGGAGGAATGAAGATGGATAAATTTTATGATTATGTGGTCAAATATACTATTGAGTCAGATTTTATAAATACTAGAATTTTATCTTCAGATACAATCCAATCTAAAGTTGGGCCTGATGAGGTGTCCTTTAGTTATCTTGAGTCTGTTTTAGAAAGCTTATTAAATTTAAAAGATGGTACTTATATTATGGTTCAAAAAGTATTTATAGTGGAGGAATGAGAATGGAAAAGATATATAATTATAGTGTAGAGTTTTATATTAGGTCTGAGCTTATGACAAGTCATATGCAATGTACTGCTATAATAGGCTCTAAGGTTGGGCCTGATGAGATGCATATGGGTCATTTAAAAGCAATATTAATTAATTTATTAGGTTTAAAAAATCAAACTTATGTTGAAGTAAAGGGATATTTTTGGCTTGATGGTTCTTTGGAGCCTGATAAGGATGATAAAGAGGAATTAAAAGATAAAATATATCCTGAGGAAACTATTCTATCTTATGCGGAGTTGGATGTTTTAAATGATGTGCTTTATGAGATAGAAGATTATAGGGAATATTCTGGGGTGGATGGCCAGGCTTTAAATAAATTAAAAGATTTATTTAATTGTGATCTGGTAGAGGATGTTTCTAAGAAAGTTAAAATCATTATTGAGAAGAAAGTTTGACTTTGGTGAATGACTAAAGTATAATGTGTCTATAAATACTTTTAGTCATTCCTTCCTATAAATAAGTTTACGGATTTATATAGAGGATTACACCATAAATACAAATAGAAGCCAAAAGCTTCTATTTTTTGTGTTAGTAAAAAGAGTATGCTATTATGGAAATATACTAATATTTTGGAGGTATTTTATGGATACAAATTATATTGATAAGGGTCTAGTTATTGATGTATCTGGACTTAATGTTGGTGGCGTTGTTAAATCTGGTTGGTTTAATGATATTCAATTTGTTAGAGATGTTTTAATGATGATCACTAATACTGAGGATATAGAAATTGATTTTCAAAGAAGAGATTCGGAACTTGTTGAGGATGTGCCTAATATGCCTTTTAATGTTCCTATGAGTGCGGCTTTTGGTCAATATACTACTTATCGTAACGGAGGCCCTCAAGGCTATTCTTTTAGATTAGTGGCTAAAAATATTGGAGCTAATCCTTGTGATATTAAAATTCGTTGTCAGTTGCATGGCATGATTTAATATGTTATACTTCTTTTAAGTCGAATGGTTCATTTATTATGTGCTGGATAATAAGTGATAAATATTAGTTTTACTTTTCTTATAATTTATAATGTGTTGCAGGTTTTAGCATCCTAGAATTTTCTAGGGTGTTTTTAATTTATGCTTGACTGATACATCATTTTGTGTTATATTGTTTTTAGGATGAAGTTATCGAAGAGATTTTAGTAATCTAGCTTGTGTAAACCACTTGCGGTCTTTAAGTTTTCTGCTTCGACGAAAATGCGTGTCCTATCACAACTATAGGCAAGGAGAAGGCTTATTTTATTTAAAGTATCTAAGGTTTTAAAGTTGTTGTCAGAGTCAAGTTTAAAACCTTAAATATAATAATACATGATGAAAATAGTCTTTTGTTTTATGTTACTCTGACTTTTAACATAAAATAAGAGGCTTTATTTATTCTAAGGAGGAATGAAATGAGATTTACATTGTTAGATAGAAGTAATGTTTTGATTTCTATTAAGCCAGCAAAAGTAATGTGTAATGTTGCTGAGAAATCAAAGGTAGTTTGGATATCTTTTGCTCCTTTTGACTTTAAGTTAACTGGACCTAAAAAAGAACTCTTAGAAAAATATGATTTATTGGCTGATACTATGGATAGTGCGGTCAAAGCTGGTGGCTATAATGTTTGTTTGCATTTAGGTTATTATCAGGTATTTATTGATAGGTTAATTAATGAGGATAATATGTTTTTTTGCTGGGAGCCTGCTCCTGAATGTTATGTTCTAAGGACTAATGCTCCTAATGTATAGTATGAGGAGGGATTGATATGGCTGTTAAAGAAGTATGTCCGCAGTGTGGCAAGTCTGATAAGGTGGATGAAAATACCCAGTTTGTTAAAGGTGGTACCGTAAAGGTTAAAAAGTGCTACTGTAGTCGCTGTAAGTATGGCTGGATGATTGACGGTAAACTCGAAAAATGGTAGAAAGGAGGGATATAGTGAGGCCTGTATATACTGCTAAGTGTGAGAAATGTAGTAAGACTGTACATTATTTTTTAATTGAAATGACGCATAAAAAAACAAAGCAGGTTTTAAATGTTTGTGCGGAGTGTGCAGAGGAATTGATGAAGGAAAAAGATTAAGAGGTTGACTATAAATCTAAAATTTGATATTATACCTGAGTAGGTTTTTTGGTTTGAATCCGACCCAAACTAAAAAACCTAAATAATAAGGTAAAAGCCCCTATATAACTGAGGTCGGACTTGGTGGTATATAGGGGCTTTGTATATTTAGGAGGAGTTTTATGAACAGTGCGTTACAAGTTTGGAAAGATGATAAAGGGTTAGGATTTGAAATTAGGTCTTTAGAGATTGAAGGGGAGCCTTGGTTTATTGGCGTGGATGTAGCTCATATTTTAGATTATTCTAATACGTATAACGCTTTGATAAGACATGTTGATGAAGATGACAGAGCCACTCTCTCAATTCAAGAATTAGGGACAAATAGTGTAACTATCATTAATGAATCTGGGTTATATTCCTTAATTTTATCAAGTAAGAAAGAGGAAGCTAAGAAATTTAAGAAGTGGGTTACTAGTGAAGTATTGCCCTCAATTAGAAAGACTGGCAGCTATAGTTTAAATGTACCTAAAACTTATGGGGAAGCTTTAATGTTAGCTGCTGAAAAGCAATTATCTATTGAAAAATTAGAGGGTGAAAAGGCTGTAGTTATAGGAGAAAGAGATGAGGCTATTAGAACTAAAGCCTGGATATCAGATAAGAAAACTGCTACAGCTATGGTGACTGCTTCTCATCTTAGTAGAGAAGTTAATAAGTTAAGAGAAGAGGTAGGATTTAATAAAAAACATGCTACCATTAAAAAAGTTGAGATGTTTACTAATCGTAAGTTTAGATGGAAACCTTTGAAGGATTACTCTAAAAAGTATGAGGTGGAAATTAAAAAGGTACCTGATGTTAATTATGGCAGCGTTAATTGTTATCATGCAGATGCCTGGTATAATTGTTATGATATTGATTTAGAAGAATTTTTTAATTAAATAAAAGAGGAGGAATATTATGAGTAGTATGTTGGATATGGTAGAGACTTTTTGTAAGGTAGACCCTAGCAATTTTGTTTGTCATGGGGATTGTGTTGAGGTTAATAATGGTGATTCCTGGGAGACTTATTCCATTGAGGATTTTTATGAGGAATATGTTTTATAAGAAAGGATGCTTAATAGGAGGAAGTTATGGAGAATAATAACTTTAAATGTGTAATTGGTGGACGGGTTGTCGAAGGTGCTGGGGCAATTGTAGGGTCTATAGAGTTGGTTGCTGTTGTAGATATAGTAACTGATAGTATGTATTTGAATAGAAAGGATGATTAAATGTTTGATAAATTTAATGCCTATGTAGATAGTTTTTATAAGGGTGATCTTTTAGAATCGGGTACAGCTGAGTGTATTATTAATTCTATAGGCATTACTATAGATGAAATAACTATTCCTATGGCTAATATTATATGGTATAAGAAAACTAAAATTAAGAATGCTAAGGATAAATATGAGTATAAGTTAGATGTGTATGTTTTGAATTGGCAGGATATAAAGAAAATTGATTAGAAGTAATAAAGCTGAGAGGGTATTTAAGATACTCTCTTATTTTTTTATATTTATCCTTGACATGTGTAAAGTGTCATGATAATATATAACCATAAGATAAATAAAATTTTTTGAAGGAGAGATCATATGAAAAATTATAAAGATTTGTTAGAGGAATATAAAAATTTAGATGGTGTTAAAGAGCCTGAGGGTATTACTAGAAGGGCTGTAGTTAAAGAGTTGATAAAGTATAAGGCTGCTAGAGCTTCTTTGGCTAGAATTTATAAAGCCCAGGGTATGTCTATCAATAAAATTATTGATGAATTGAATATCTCTGAGGAAGATATAGAGTATTTTAATACTCATGAGGTGTCTTTTGAAATGCAAAGAGAAGATGCCCAAGATAATGTAGCTGGTGATAAGTTTGAAACTTTGGTTCAATTAAGGGATTTATTAGATGTTCTTAGATATAAGCAAGAGCCTGTAATGAAACCTGAGCATAGTAAAACGTATATTATTCATTTAGAATTATATAATATTTTTCAAACTGTTAACGCTAACTATATTTATTTTACTAGTAAAGGTAAATTTGATGGGTCTTATATGTTAGTGTTTTCAAAAGAAACTTTATGTAACGTATGGGCTTTTTATGATGATACTAAATTAAAATTTGTGGTGGAGTACTTTTAAGGAGGATAATAGTATGAAAATTTTACAAAAAGAAATTATAGGCCAGTTAACTGGTCTTGATGTTATAGAAATAAATGCGATCTTTGAAAAGGATGTGTTGGAGTTTGTCTCTGATACCTTTAGAGATCATAAATCTGAGTTTATCAAGATTTATAAACCTGAGTATCCTTTACCTCTTGCCAGAGGCAGGAATGTTTATGTGTCTGAGGATGAGGTTCATAGATATTATATCGATTATGTTGATAAAGATTATATCTATGTCTCTCATAGATGGAGAGATTATGTGTCTGAGAAGGAAGAGGAATATAATAATTATCTGGCTTTAACGGAGACAGAAAAGAAAGCCAGATTGACAGAGAAAATTATCAGAGCTTCTAATATAGAAGATGAAAATTTTATACATGCCGTAGTGGATAATATAGATTTATCTATTATGGATATAGAAGTTGAATTTATAACTGATTATGAGGAATTTGCTAAAAGAATGACTCTTGTAGATTATACAAGAAAGCACTCATGGGCAGGAGAAGAAGGGAAATTGCAGGAGGATACTATATTATATGGTGATGATCTTCATTGTGGATTTGAATATTATTATGAGTACTCAAATAATGGAGACACTGAAACTCCTGAGGAAGAAGAATGCAAGCCTAATTTTACATTAAGTAATACTTACGCTGTTCTGATAAAAGAGCATTATTGGGATAGTTATAATGCTCTTAGTAATATAGATGAGACCAACTACTATTTAGTGATTTATAGTGGTGAAAAAAATAAGGCTAAGTTAGATACCAGGCTTTTAGAACTGGTAGAAAAATATAATCTTAAAGGGGATTCATAATGATTAAATGGTTGAGGTTACATATAAAAATTATATTAATTTATTTCATTGTTTTAGTAGGCATAGTGCTTTTTAACCTTTGGCTAGTGTCTACTTGTTTAAAACCAAAAACGGTTATTAAAGTGCGGGAAAAGGTTAAAATAGAGGAGAAAATTAAAGAGGTAGACACCAATAAATATTATTTGTATGAGGATAGGTACCAGTTAATTTCTTTAATTATCTATAATGATGAGTTTGCCTCTTTTGATACGGTCCTTAAAAATGCAGGTAATGATTTGCCTTTAAGTGATGTTTTTAGCAGTCATGATTGGACGGTTTTATATTCTGTAGAAAGTTATATAAATAAGTATTTTTTCAAGGATAGTTATGATTATGTAATGGAGGTCACTAAATTAAAAGATGGTTTGCTTTTAAGGGATTATAAATTTGAGCCTAGCACATTGCAAGTTATTTGTGCTAAGACTAACAGGTTTGTAAAATCCATGTATGATTAAGGAAGCTGAGAAAAGAGAGGTTATTTAATTATCCTCTCTTTTTATATTAAAGCTTGACATGTGTCAAGGATAGGTGTATAATTAAATCATAAGATAAAAATTTTTAGGAGGAGGAATTATTGTATGAGTGATTTTAATAAAGGTGATTTAGTTTTAGAAAGTAAGGTCAGGGGTTTATTTTTACCCTGGACCATAAAAGAGATAAAAGGTGATAAAGTTAAGTGTTTTCGGCATATTTCTAAAAAGGCTTTGCATGAAAAGCAAGCCTATAGAAAATGGGTAAAAGCTCAAAAAAAGATTGATTCTTCTTGGAGATATACTAAGTTATCAGATTATTCTGATAACACTGTAAAGACTGTTAAAAGTGGTGTTAAAGGTGATTTAGTGAAGTTAAAAAGAACATTTAAGTGTACTGAAATAGAAAGCTTTGAAGATTTAGAAAGAGATTTGTTTCAGGCAGCTATTAAAGGGTTTGCTGAGTGTATAGGTTAATGGTGTGATAAGGAGGGAATGGGAATGAAAGAACTAAAAGTAATGGTGTGTGAGAATAGGGTTGAGAGAAAGTTTTTTGCTGATGATAAGAGAATACAAAATTTATCCAGAGGTATATTCTTAGATGATGTATATGATCTGGTGGATTATTTAGAGGCTAGATATAAGGTGACTAAAAAGGTGCCAGACTTTAAATGTATAACTGGCACTTTAAAGACTGGTCAGGGTTACTTTAATTCTAAATTTATATGGGATACTGAGTTAAACTGTTATATATTATTCGCTAATGATAATGGTAGAACTTATAATAATTGGTCAGGATTAATTTAATAGTTATAGCATGTATAATTTTTAAATTGTACATGCTTTTTTGTTTAATGGTAGGTATAATATTAAAGGAGGTGTTGGTCTTGTCTGATTTTGATAAGTTTATAGCATTGTTGAATAATTGGGGTGTAGCCTATAGTAAAGAAGGAGAAAATGTGGTTTTATCGGCTGATACTAAAAAGGTTGAAGGCTATACATGTTTTGAGACTGTGGTCTATTTTGTGGATGGCAAGTTTGTAAAGTTTGGATTATGGGAGTAGGTGTTTATGGCTGATTGCTTTAAAATATTAAGTATACCCAAGAGTATTTCTTTAGCTGATAATAGGTGTTTTTCTGGTGGATGTGAAAAATGCGGAGAATTGACTTATTATTGTGAATATATAAAAAAATATATGCATTGTCATTGCTGTAAAGGGGAGAAAAAGGAAATGTATAGAGTGAAATTAACTTACTTTAAAAGGAGCGGTAAGTATTACTCAGAGGGTTATTATAATACCTCTTGTAGTGATATGGTAAGTATTGCCGCTGAGGTTACAGTTAAAAAAATTAATGAGATTTTACCTGGTATACAGTCAGGTGATTTTATTATATTAATTGAAGTAGAGGCGGCTTTTAGTTGTCCTCATCTTATATTTTAGGAGGGGTGTTATGGTAGAAGGAGAAAATTATATTCCTGAGAAGCCTAAAGAAACTACTGAACCTTTACCTATTGATAGAGAAAAAGGATAGGAGGTTTAAGCAAGTGTTTACTGATTATGAAAAAATGTTGATAGAAAAAGCACAAATAAAGATATTTAGTGTTATAGCCTTTATGGGGAAAGATGATATAGCATTGAGTTTTAGTGGTGGTAAGGATAGTACAGTATTAAAGCATTTAATTGATAGTGTGTTGACAGGAATAAAGCCTATCTTTTGTAATACTGGCGTTGAGTATAATTCTATAGTTGATTTTGTTAAAAGTTTTGATAATGTTGAAATAGTAAAACCTAAAAAATCCTTTGTAGGTGTAATAAAAGATTATGGTTATCCTATTATATCAAAAGAGCAATCCAGATATATATCAGATGTTAGGAATCCTAAGTGTTGTCAAAAGACAAAGGATATTAGATTAGGGAACGGTAATTTTAGAATATCTAATAAATGGAGATGGCTGTTGGATACAAATATAAAAATTAGTGATAAGTGTTGTTATCATTTAAAAAAAGCTCCATTAAAAAGATTAGGGCATTATTATTTTACTGGGGAGCGTATAAGTGAGAGTATTTTAAGAAAGCAAAAATACAATACCTGTATAATGCCTAATAAATGTGTTCCATTAAGATTATGGTCTGATGAATTAGTCAATAAATATATCATGTACCATAATATAAAATTATGTGATATTTATAAGTATGAACTTCGTACAGGCTGTAAGTTTTGCCTGTATGGAATACATTTTGAGAAAAGACCTAATAAGATTGATAGACTTGAATTTTTAGAGCCTAAAAGTTATGAGTTTGCTAAAGCTATAGGTATAGTCGATTTAATGGAGAAAATATTAAGAGGAGGTGTTTAAACATGGATTTTTTTAGTGAAGAGTGTCCTTATTGTGACTTTATTATTGATGATGGCAGTGGCTGGTGTCCTGTATGTCAGACTTATATTTCAGATGAGGCAGAGTTTGAGGATTATGCAAGGGAAGTTATGGAAAGGGATGATTAAATGAATAAGGATAAAAAGGTTTGTTCTGCTTGTGATACTGTTTTAGAGAATAAACCTATGAAATGGTGTCCTGAGTGTAAAAAATATATCGTAGAGAGTGAAGCTGAGAAGAATAATAAAAAGTTTTTTGAGTGGTTATTAAAGGAGTCAAGTTTCTTTAATGAGCTTGTAGTATCTAAATGTATTAAAGAGATTTTAACTGATAACGACTTTGATTTTTTAGATAATTGTTTGTATTATAAAGCTTATTTAAAAGATGATTTAGACGAGGATCAGTTTGCAGAGTTTTGTATATCCTGTTTTAAGAAAGAATTAGGGTTTTAAAATGTTAAGATAGAAAGGAGCTTTAATATGGATATGTTTGATAAAGATGGATTTTTAATATGTAATGCTTGTGATGGTCTATTGCATGATACTGTTTTTGGAATCTGTGATTGTGGGGCAAATATCCATAATAGTTGTATGCTCTTAAAAGAGGGAAGTTATTATTGTCCTCTGTGTGATAGAAAAATTAAATAAAAGGAGTGCTAAAATGGTTAAAAAAGATGAAATGAAGAGAGAAATTATAAGTATGTTAAAGACTGTAAATGAAGCTCTGGAAATTGCAGAGCTTAAGTCTGAGATTATTTTAGTTGATGAGATTATAGATAATATCAATGAAACTATGGAAGATGGAAAAGTAGTCGTCAATCATAAAAATAATATAGGACAGATTAATTGTGGTAAGGGTAATAGTATTATTACCGCTACACAAAATATAAAGTATAAGGGGAAATTTTATTGATGGATAAAGAATATATAGCAAAGATAGCTTTTAATTTGTTACAGGTTATACGTATTTATAATAGTGAGGATTGTATTGAGACTTATGATAATTTGTCTGAGGAAAGAAAGAGTCAGGTAATATATACTGTGGAAGAGGTTTTAGATAATCCTAAGATTACTGTTTATGAGGCCCATGATGTGTGGATGGAGGCCAAATTAAAAGATGGTTGGGAGTATTCTCCTGTCACTGATCGAGAAAAGAAACAACATGCTTGTTTGGTTCCTTTTGCTGAATTAAATATATTTCAAAAATTAAAGGATGCCATGTTTATTCAGATAGTATTAGAGCTTAAAGACTTAACTGTTTTAGATGAGGCTTTAATAGAAAGCTATCAAAAAGTAAGAGAGGATAATCTGGTGTTAAGGTCTAATAATAAAGAGCTTTTAAATGCTAAATTCACTCATATGGAGTGGATAGAGAGGTTAGAAAAGGAAGTTAAGGGTTTAAGAAAGTCTGAGGCCACGCTTAATGCTTTAGAAAATGCGGGAGTGGATAACTGGGAGGGCTTTCCTTATGCTATGACTCTTTTGGATGATGATTTTAAATGCTAAGATAAAAAGGAGTGTTGTTATGTCAGAGATTAAATTTAGGATATATAAGAAAGAGGCTTTACCTGCAAGCTTCAGATTATATGTTAAGATGGACGTTAATGGTACTACTGTAGGAGATTCTATGTTGTATGTAACTGAGGAGCTATTTAATAAACTATCTTTTAAGGATGAGCATAACTTATATTTTGAGAGTAATAAGAATGAGAATAAATAATTGTAAGAGAAAAATAAAAAGACGCTTTAAGTACATACGAATAAGGTTATATGTTTATTGGTTAATAGCTAAGTGTAATGAGGTCAATAAAGGGGATGGGTATATTTATTGTATTAACTGTATGCAATTAAAAGTATGGTGCTATAGAAAATACTTAAAAAGGATTAAATGGTTGCTTTAATTAAATACTAAGATAGAAAGGTCGTGTGCAGTATGGAGAAGTTTACTGCTATAACGAGGGGCAAGATATACAGGTCTAAGAGTTATTGGCTGAAAGAATGTCCAGAGTGTAAGACTCCTTTGTATACCAATAAATATAAGGATTTAAGGGTTAGTAAGGTCGGTGTGAATTATAAGAGAAGCATAGGTGTCTCTATAGCAATGGAGTATTGTACAGAATGTAGAGAATTATTTGTAAGACATGATTATTAATTTATTTTATGATAACTTGAATAAACATTAATTTTACTTTAAGACAGCTCAATGGTTTTTGGGTAAAATCAGCCTAAAATTAACCTAAAATTATGGTTTAAATTAATCTAATAGGTAAGGGTGTTATATTATTAATAAGGTAAAATAAAAGGTGTTTAAAAGGTAAAAAATGAGTGTATTATAGGAGGAGATATTTATGGATGAAAAAGAAAAGTTATTAAACGATTTTAAGGAGGCTTTAAAAGATGATGGTAAAAGAAAAGCCTTAATAGATGAGTTTACTATTGAAGGTTTAAGAAGAGATGTGGAAGAGTTCGAGAAAGTAACTGGCTATTCTATAAGTAAGTTTTTATTATTTTTGATAACAGGTGAAATTAGAATTGATGAGTCTAATAGTAATATGACTTTTGTATGTCCTCAGTGCAATACTAGACATAAACTTTTTATAGAGAAAAAGGAGGTTATACCTTCTAAAGTAGAGAGTTCTAAGGTGTCTTATGAAAAATCTATGTATACAAATATTAACTGTCTACTTTGTGGTTTGACTGTAAGTATTCCTGGAAATTTAAAAAAAGTTGAGGTTTGTATATAATGTAGTGTTTTGCTGACTAGGTTTTTACTAATCCCTGGGATTTTTTCATTGCGAGGAGACAAGACAACATAAAAAATATAATATAATTGACAAATAGAGGAGGCTAAGAAATGAAAGTTAAGATAGGAAATACGATTTATGATAGTGAAGAGGAGCCTATTATGGTTATATTAAGCCAAAAGGATAAGGAAAATATTAAAAATATGGCTCCTTATTGTACTAAATATTGTAGTTATCCCATTCCTACGGATAGGGAATACATAGAAAAGTTTATGCTTGGCAGCACAGAGAATTTTAGGACTGCTATTGCGGATAAAGATAGCTTTATTCAGTTATTGGAGAGCTGGAATGTTTGTTATGTGGTCGATAAAAGTGTTGCTGATGAATGCCATGTTATTTTAAGAGCTGGGACTCCTAATGTAAAAGGTGAGGAAGGTTTTGAGATGACAGTATGTTTTAAAGAGGGCGTTTTTAAAAATGTTTGGCTACAAGAAGCTTGGTTAAAGTAAGTATAAAGGTGTAGGCTTGACACATGTAATTAACTGTGGTAATCTCTTTTTATTAAGGTAATGACCTTAAAATAATAATATATGTTAATTTAATATTTTATATCCATGTTTGAAAGCAAATAATTAAATGTAATTAATGGGGGAAATAGTGGGATAAACATCCTGCTATTTCTTTATCTAAGGAAGCTAAGAATATTATTTTATAGGAGGTCTTTATGGAGACTAAAAAAGAAATGAATAAATTAAGATTGTTGTTTGATTTTGATGGAGTTATACATTCTTATACTAGTGGCTGGCATGGAGTTGATATGGCTCCTGATCCTGTTGTTGAAGGCATGAAAGAGTGTATAGATGGGTTAAAAGATAGTGGAAGGTATGAGATAGTTATTTATTCCTCAAGGTGTACTCATAAGGAAGGTATACAAGCTATTAAGGATTATTGTACTGAGCATAATATTTATTATGATGAAATATCAGCACATAAGAAGGCAGCTTATTTGACTATAGATGATAGGGCAATCTGTTTCGATGGTAATGGGTTTACTTTAGCTGAAAAGATAGAAGAGTTTAAATCCTGGCAAAAGAAAGATAAGCAAGGAAGCTGAGAATAATTTCTTTGTAACTTGTTATCTTTTAGTTTTTAAGGTATAATGGTTATGAGGGGAAGAACTAAAAAGCCTTCTAAATTTGTTAAAGATTATACTGTCTGGGGTATAATCTTTTTTGGTGTAAGGAGATGATTAAAATTGTTAAATTAATTCTATTTATAGGGTTTTGTTCTGTGGCCCTAAGTCTAGGGCTTGTCATTTGGGTATATCTCAAGCATTATTTTATTAAAATGTTAATAGTAGAAAATTATATGTATCATACTACCCAGAGCTTATATGATATGTATTTTAAACATCAGATTAGTGTTTTTAGATACAAAAGAATTTTGAATAAGTTAGCTGATGATGATAGTATAGCTTCTTATTGGGTAGATGAGACTTGACAAGTGTATGGGCTGTTTATATAATATGTGTATAATCATATTTGTAATTGGCAATATTAATTAATTAAACAGCGTTGAGGGTATTCCCTAAAGGAATATCCTTTAGTGCGTGAAAGGGGAATTTTATGGAGAGTATTAATATTAAGAGCGTAACTTGTTATTTTGGTAATCAGAGTAAGTCATATACTTCTCATGATAAAGTGATCTTAGATGGGAAGGGTTTAGTTATTTGTTACTCTGATGAGGTTAAAACTAAAACAGCTTTGCAGGGTGATATTTATGTGGCTGCTGCTGCTATTGATAAGATGGTGTTAGTTGATGGCTGTTTATTGGTTTGGCTTAATAGATGGCAAGTTGGCTATATGAATAAATAATATTTATAGGAGGAATGGTTATGAGTAGAGGAAATAAGAAAAGAAGAGATAGAGGAGAACCTTTGAAGTATAAGTCTAAAGAGGGTGTTAACTGGTCCGCTGTAGATTATGCTATAGAAGTTGGTAAGTCTTATTATAGAGGAAGTAGAAGGTTATTTAAGACTGATATAAATAAATTTAAAAGTTTGTTTATGGGTTTTGTCACTGATCGAAAAGAAAGGAAAGAGCCTTTTACTCATTATGAAGCTGTTAGACATACTTTAAATTTATTAGAAGATTAACAGGCTTTTTTAATTATTTTTAGGTATAATATCTGAGGTGATATTATGAGAGAGCTTAAAAATAGTAGTAAAGGTTTAGTAAGACATGTTATTTTATCTAGTTGGCTTAAAGCTAAGAAATCAACTTATGCTTATGTGTTTAAGTTTAATGATAAAATGAATGTGTTAATAAGTGAAAAGCTTATTGATGATTCTACTCTTGATTTACTAGAGGCTACTTTTGATAGTGAAATATGGGTTATTTATTTAGACAACTATTTAAATAAAACTAAGCTGCATCATGCTGTTACTGTAGTCTTTGGTAGAATAGAGGGTAAGTATCGAGATTATTGTGATAAAAGTAAAAGAGATGGACAACTTCTTGGCATTGATTTATTTGCTGAAAATTAGAGAGGAAGCTAAGAAATGGAAGTATGTAGAGCAGTTGGCTGTGGTGGCCTCTTAGTACCTGCTGTAGGTGCTGAGCCTGTAAAGATGTTTGATGGTTGGCATATTAAAGTTGTATGTATTAAATGTCAACATGAGTTTATTATTAGTTGTGATGAGAAAGGTAATTTTTAAAGGAAAGGTGGTGTGTCTTATGGCTATTTCTGTGGCGGTTTGTCCTATGTGTGGAGAAAAAGTTTATTTCACTGCTCCTGTTGGACCAGTGGATTCTATCCCTTTGGAATGTACTAAATGCGGTCATAAATGGAATTATAATAAAGCCTAATATGGAGGTTATTTAATGAAAATTATAAATCGTGTAAGTGGCTGGCTAATGGTGTTAGCTGCTTTTTTAGAAAATTTGTAGGAGGTTCTTATGGAGGAGCCTAAGTGTCTTAAATGTAATACTAATCAATTTGTTATCTCTGTTTATAGAGGTGGGAATGTGTTTTATGATTCCATCTGTTATAACTGTCATAATGAATTTAGTATAAAACTTGTAAAGGGAGGATATGTTTATTTATGAAAGAATGTAATTGTGATAGTAGGCATAAAATATCGGCCGTAAAATCTACGGAGGAAATAGTTATTAATAATCAGAGAAGAAAGAAAGTCGTAGTTTATCATCAATGTAATAAATGTGGTCGTACATGGGAGATTACAGAAATCAGATAGTTTTTAGGAGGGATAAAGTATGACTGGAGTGTTAGTTTGTGCTGGTTGTGGAGCCTATGTATTTAGGCTCTATACCTGTACTAAATGCGGAAATATGGTTTGTATTAACTGTTATTCTAATGGTTTATGCAATAAATGTAGATAAGGAAGGAGGCTGAGAATTATGCGTGTTTGTGTGAAATATGAGGATGATATCAGCGTATTTGAAACTAAAAGCGTTTTATGTACTGTTGATATAGATAAAGATTTGTATGGGGATAAGCCTGTATACCTTTTAAGTTTTGGAGATTTATATGAGTATAAGGTAAATTTAAATGATGTTAATCATGCAGCTATACAGGACGGAATTAAGTGGCTAAATAAGGGCTTAACTGGGGGAGTGTTTATTATAAAACCTGGGGAAAATGAAATCTGTAATGTTTCGTTTGATAGTGTGAATTTTACATAAAAGAGTAGGAGTTGTTTTAAATGTTTGGAAAAAAGAAAGATAAAGGACCTTCTTTTTTCAGTGTTAACAGTTATAATTGTGCTGGAGTTATGGTGCATTGTGGTTGTTGCAAAAAGCTTATCATATTGAAAGAAAATGAAAAGGGTAACTATTGTTACCCTTGTTTGCATAATGTTTGTGATGATTGTTGGGATAGCAAAACTAAAACATGTAAGAGCTGTAAGGAGTGATTAAATGCATTTTATTCAGGCTATAAATAAAGCTTATGAAGATGATGGATTATATAGGGGTACTGATAAAGAAGGAAATTATTACTCAGTTACTTTTAATGATTCTAATGAAATGCTTATCTGTAAAAATGGAATGCAATTTAGAATAAGTTTAGATGATATTAAGTTTGAATGCTTTTATAAACAGCCTAATATTTATAAATTATTTTAAATAAAAGCTTGACATATGTCAAGGAATATTATACAATAAGAATGTAAGATAAATTATATTTGGAGGCGTTGATATGTGGAAGAAAAAAGTTAGTTTTAGTTATGATGATGTCACTGGGCATACTACTGTAAGAATTAGAAAAACTTTTCCTGTAAGTTTTGTAGAAGCCCTAAAGACAAAAGATGATTTTGCTTATGTGTCTTCTAATAGACTTAACCATTGTTTTATTTTTACAGGCACAGAGGAGGAAGCTAAGACAGCTTTTGAAACTCATTTAAACGCTTTTTAAAGGAGGAATTAAATGACTGAGATATCTAAAAGGTGTACTCAGATAGGCTGTGATTGGTATTGTGAGACTTTAAAAGGTGGCCCTGTTTGTGGGTTACCGCCTGGAAAAGATTGTCCTTGTGATACTACTAAGCCAGGTAATCAGAAAGTGAAAGATTATCACCAAAAAAGACGAGATAAATATAAAAAAGGTAAGTAAACTTAGGGAGATTATGTCTCCCTTTTATCTATGAGGAGGTTTTTATTATGGAAGAAAAGCCAGAAAAACGCTATACTTATATGTGTAATTGTGATTTGTGTATCAATATGCATATAAAAAAAGATATGATTTATTGTCCTACTTGTGATAAGTTGGTTTGTCCTAAATGCTGGGATGATAAAACTAAAACATGTAGGGATTGTAAAAAATAAGGTGGCCTTTTGTTGGTCGCCTTTATTTCGTTTGGAGGAATATTTATGTTTGAAAAGTTTCAATATGTGGCTGAGATAGCTAAAATATATGCTAAGGAGTATTTTAATAAGCTGGGTATTATGGATCATGTTCGAGAAGTTTCTTTTTTATACGATCATGAATATAAGTATATGAAGGTTAGCGATAAATGGGAAGCTGAGATGGCTGATCTTTATATATTGTTGGAGGCTTATTTTAATAGAAAAGATAAGGCCTCTATATTAGAAGCCAGATATAAAAGATTTATAGAGAAGTTTAAAAAAGATGCTTCTGCTGAGGCTCTTTTAAAGTGTCCTAAGTGTGGAGTTGTAAAGCATTATGAGGGTTTATGTTATCACTGCAGTTTAGATGATGAAGTTTTAGAAGAAATAAAAAATAATCCTTGACATGTGTAAAGCATAGGTATATAATTAAATCATAAGATAAATTATATTTTTAGGAGGAGACAATTATGTGTGATTATGTACCTTGTGACGCTTATGGTGCGTGTGTGTATAATGTAAACGGTTATTGTGAGTATAATGATAGAGTGGACTCTGAGCAAGAAATGGAGTGTGTGGATAGTGCTGATAATACTAAGGAGGAACTTACTATGGTGTCTAAAGTTAATAAATATACGTTTAAATATTCAGTAGAAAATTATCACTTGGGTTTGCAGGCCCAGGATTTATTAGATGTTATGCCAAGTAGAAAAAAGCTTAATAATGAAGTGTATAAGTTAAAAAAGACCTTTTATGAGGGTTATTTTATAGATGGTTTAAATGTCATCTATGATAAGAATTATAAGGCTTTACCTTTGACATTAGGAGAGGTCTGCAGCTATATGTCCAGCGGGTTTGTTAATTCATTTAATGAGTTTTATAATGATTTGGAGGAAATAGGGTCACATATCCCATATGTGAGCTTTATCAGTCCTAATTTTGAGTTTATTGCTACTGAAAAGGTGGCTGATGTGGAAAGAACTCAGAAAATGTCAGTATGGGATTATTTAGCTGATTGCAACTATTACTCTTTTGGTAATACTATAAAGGAAGCTGAGAAGGATTTATGGCCTATCTTTCATAGGGAAAGAAGGTATATTGATTCTCTGTAGAAAATAAAAAAATTAAATATTAACATAAAAATTTTAAAATCCTCCTTGACATGTGTAAAGGTTTATTATATAATGTAAACATAAGATAAATCATAACAAATTTAAGGGGGATTTTAAAAATGAAAAAATTAACTGGTAGAAAGTTTGGGATTGAAATAGAAATGTTGGTACCTCAGCAGTATACTGGTAGAGCTATAGCAGATGTTTTAATGAGTGAAGGTATACCTTGTGTGTATGCTGGTTATACTCATGAAGTATTAAATAACTGTTGGAAAGTTGTTACTGACTGTTCCATAAAGCCTGAGGAATCAATTAAAACAGTTAATTTTAAAGGTTATGAGTTAGTATCGCCGCCGTTATCTGGTAAAGATGGTGTTAATCAGTTAAAGGCTGTATGTGCTGTATTAGATACCATAGGAGCCACTGTTAACAAGTCTTGTGGCTTGCATATCCATCATGAAATTATTGATTATACCTTGGATAGCTGGAAAACGCTAACTAAGGCCTATTTAAAGTTTGAGGATGAAATTGATAATTTTATGCCTCTCTCAAGAAAAGGCAATGCTAATATGTATTGCTTAAACTTCTCAGATGTTGGAACTTTATCAGGTATGAATTTAAAAGCTAAATTTGATTTGATCGACTCTAAAAGTACAGTCAGTGACTTGCTTGAAGTATTCACAGACACTTATAGAGCTAGATATAGAAAATTAAATGTAAACAGTTATGCTGTTTACGGCACTATTGAGTTTCGTCATCATAGTGGTACTGTAGAGTTTGAAAAAATCTTAAACTGGTTATTATTAACTCAGGGTTTAGTAGAAAGAGGGGCCAGGGCTAAAAAAGTCGTAGCTAAAAGACCAAATCAAAATAAATGGTTTGAGTCTTTGATGTATACCGCAGAGGTTGAAGCCAGTGTAGTGAAATTCTATACTGGAAGAAAAGCATTATTAGCCTCTTAGGGCTAATAGTGTCAGGAGGTGAATAGAATGTTAAAATATAGAGATGATAAAAACATATTTTCTGGGGATACTTGTCTTGAAGTGGTCCAGGAAATGAAAAAGGCAGCTTATTGTAATGATAAGTCGGACTTGATATATATGTGTCAGGTCCGAGATCGAGTTAATATTTTAAAAGGCATAAAAATAAGAGTTAATGCAGAGGGATTTTTAAATGATTTGGAGTCCTTGGGTATACTGCATTTTATAAGAAATTTAAGTTAAAAATTTTTAGCTTTATGCTTGACACATGTAAAGGATTATTATATAATAAGAACATAAGATAAATAATAAATTTTGAGGAGGACGTTAAGATGTTAAGTGTTATAGCTAAAAAAATAATTGCAAGTAGGTTGATGGACAGAGGAATTGAGTTCTCTCAATGGGAACTTGATAACTATATGATAGACATGAATAAGTTTGATAGTTGTAATGAACTGTATGAGTCAGTGGTTAACAACTGGGGAAAATTTATAATAGAGTAGGGAATATTTCCCCGCTTTGTTTTAAAATAAATTTAAGTACAGTCTTTTTAAATATGAGGCTGTATAATATTATAAGAAAGGATTTTAGTATGGCAGTAAAATGTGATAGGTTTCATTGCATAGGGTATTTTGAGTATACGGGAAAAACTGAGGACTTCTCAGGTATTCTATTATACGAACATAAATGCTCTAGATGTGGCAAAGTTATGTGGTATGAGAGTATAGTTTATTAGGAGGTATTTATGGTTAAGGAAATAAAAGATTTTATAGAGGAAGCTAAGAGAAAACAATTAAAGGTGGTTAATTTAACTGAACTAAGAAAGGAGTTTAAAGATAAATATCCTGTACTTGATATTTGTCTTAGTTCTGAGATTGATATTTGTGCTAATTCTGAGGATTTAAGTAAAACTAGATTATTTGAGTTAGCAAAAGACTTTAATAGTACTATTTATATTGAGGAGGTTTTTCTAGACTATTCTTCTATTGTATTTAAAAGGGAGTTTTATGATAAGTATAGGCATTTAATGTTTAAAAATTTTAATAGCTACGGTGCATATCTTAAAGTAGCTAATAAAGCTTTTGAGAAATATATTAAGCCAGAGCTAAAAGATGCTTTTGTGGGATATTTTAAAGCTAATGTGTATGATAAAAAAATTGAATACACCTATATGGGAGAGGTGTATATAAAAGCTTTAAAAGATTATGAAGAGGCTGTTTTTGGATGAGTGTATAATTTATTAGGAGGCATAATTATGGTAGTAGAATTAAGTTTTGATTTTATAGTGGAAGATTTAAAAGTCGAGGATTTGGAACGTCTAGGAATAACTGAGTTTGGACAGTTACAAAAGACTCCAAAAATAACTTGGATTTGTGATGCTGAGAATGTGAAAATAGATAATGTTTATGATGAGGATGGCATTATAAAAAAGATAGAGATAGAGTATTCTTTATTAGAAAATAAATGCTTGGATTATTTACGCAAAGTAAAATATTTTTATCAGGATTCTTTTAAACCTGATAATTATAAAATAAGGTTTCCTATAGAGTGCTTTATACAAGAAGAGGATTTTGTTTTTGAGGCTTTTGATAGTGGGGCCGAGGTTCTTGTATTTCAACTCAGTTTGTCAGATTTGTGTAAGATTGTATATGATTATGTGTACAATTGTCTAGAGGCTGAGATAGAAATTTATAGGGATTTGTTACAAAATGCAAAAGAGTCTCTTATTGCTCTTTTGGAGGATGACTTTAGTATGATGAGACTACGAGATTGTGGGTTTACAGTTAAAGATTTAATTAATAGATTAAAAGATAGAGAGAAAAAATTCGATGCTCTCAGAGATAAGTATAATGCTTATGACCTTTTTGATAAGACTAGTGATTTTTTCGATTAACTTAGGAGAGGAGGAATTTTATTGAAAACTGTTATAATTAGTGCATGTTTGTTATTAGGGAGTACTAGTGTAGTATGGTTCCCTATGATTACTAAAGTTGTTAGAGCTTCTATAAAAGGAAGCTAAGAAAGGGAGGATTAAGATTATGTATTGTGCAGAGTGTGGCGATAAAGCCACTTGTATAGAAGATACTAATAAATGGACTAGATGGGTCTGTGCAAATCCCAAGAATAGTAAGTGTCGTAATTGGGAAAAGTTGGTTATTAAAAAGTAAGAAAGGAGGGGGATTCTTTTGAAAAAAGTAGTTTTAGTTTTGATTGTTTTAGGATTTTGTATCGTTGGTTTATTGTTGGCTTCCAACAATGAAAATGGTAATAAAAAGGAGCTTGAAAAGGCAAATATACGTAGGACTTTTAAATCTTATACGCCTATTTCTCATACTCCTACGCCAACACCGACTATAACTCCTGATGTTACTTTACCTACAATTATAACTCCTGAGATTACAGGGTAGGTGAAATTATGAGTAGGTTAGCTGGAATTTATGTGTTGATGTTTGCTTATTTAATCTTTGTTGTATGTTATGTAGTAGGTGTTTGGTTAATAAGCAGGATTAAAAAAGTTGTGGTAGAACATGAGGCTATGGTTAATAGTTTGGAAGATGAGAAATAATTGACTAAAGTAAAATGGTATTTTATAATAGTTGTATAGTTTTTTCATAATGGAACTGTTATTGACTTTAAAATAAGCTCTGTATGGGGCTTATTTTAATGTTTACATTTGTATAGCCTTATGCTATACTCAATATAGAAGTTATTTATTATTATTGTTGCTGTGTAGTTTAATATATTTGTTTAAAGCTCTTTATTTTTTTAAAGGGCTTTAATTTATGGGAGGAATTATGCTTTTATATAATGGTGATTGTTTTGAAGAGATGACTAAAATCCATAAGGAGCTAGATTTAATTTTGGTGGACCCTCCTTATGGAACGATTAAAGATATTGAATTAAAAGGTTATTCTAATCAGGATACGTCCTGGGATGATAGGTTAGACATGGACAAATTTTTTAATCATTGTAATAAGTTGCTGAGAGTTAAGGGTTATTTAATAGTGTTTTCCCAGGAGCCTTATACTTCACAATTAAGAAGTTATAAACATGAAAATTTGTTCTTTTTATATGATGCTGTATGGGTTAAGGATCATTTTGCAAATAATTTAATAGCTAAAAAAGCTTTGGTTAAATATCATGAGGACATAAGTATTTTTTGTAAGAAATATGATAGCAACCATAATAACCCTGTTAGATTGTATGTAAAATACTTAATGTCTTATATAAATGTTAATAGGACTAAAATAAATCATATCTTAGGACATAGAAAAGCAGAACACTTTTTAAGGTGGGATACTCTACAATTTGAATTATGTTCTGAGGATATATATCAGGAGCTTATTAATGTATTCCATATTGATAAAGCTCCTAACTTTTGGCCTTATGCTAAAGTATGTGATAGATTTGCAAGACATAATAAAACTTTTAATATCAAAGGTAATTTTAAAGGCAGTGTGTTTTATTATAAAAAGGATTATGCTAAAGTACATCCTACGCAAAAGCCTATAAGATTATTGGAGGATATAATAACAACTTTTAGTAATGAGGGTGATACTGTTTTAGATTTTTGTTTTGGGTCGGGCGGTACTGGAATAGCTTGTGCAAATACTAAGAGATTTTTTATAGGTATAGAGAAAGATATTAAATACTTTGAGCAGTCTATTGAATGGATAAAGAAATTATTTTTATTAAATGAGTCCGCTATTGTAAGGGATAATAATAGTGTGATCATTGATTTGGCGAATACATATGCTTTATTTTAGGAGGAAGCTAAGAAATGAATAGAGCTTCTTATGAGAGTAAATTAAAGAAACCTAATAAAAAAATGATTGTAACTGCGGTCCAGTTACCCAGTAAAGAGATCGAGACCATAATTAATTATAATGGGTTAGAGAAAAAGGCCGAGTATTTGTTAAATGCCTATGATGATAATTTATGCTTGAAGTCTTTTAATCAAATTAAAATTTTAGATTTGATTGTAATCTCTGAGGCTGATATAATATAAGTAATTTACTACATATTATGCCTTTTAAGAAGTAAGCTCCTTTTTCAGGGGCTTATTTTATTTTTATGTGTACATGCTTTTTTGGTTTTTTGTAGGTATAATTTTAGGAGGTGTTTAATTTGGTCTGGACTTTAATTGGAATGGTTTATAGTTTGTTTGTTCTTTTAATAGCTGGGACTCATATGATATTTATTATATATGAAAGAGATTATACCTGTAAAAGTTGGTTGCTTTTAGGTATTTTCTTTATTTGGCTTTATATGTATAGACTGACTATAAAAGTAGTAAAAATTTATATGTCCTAAATGGGATAATAGAAAGGAGTGAAAGTTTTGCGTAGTACTTGTAGATTTTTAATAAAAAATTCCACTTTAGAAAAATTAAAAAAGGTTGCTGAGGAAAACCCTTTAAATATGGATGAAGTGGTTGACGTTTTTTTAGAATGGGCTACGGATGCTTATGAAAAAAGAAAGACTAAAAAAGTATATAAACCTTATAAGAGGTTGAGTATAGTGAGCGAGAAAAGTTTTAGTACAATACGTAAGATAAGAGTATGGCGAGGATGGACACAAAGAGAGATTGCTAAAGCTTTGGGTATGTCTCTTAGTACTTATGCTAAGGTGGAGGCTGGTACTCATAGGTTATCAGATTCCTCATTAAAAGAATTTTGTAATATATTAAATTATGATTATACTAAGTTGAAGGTTTTATCATGATTAACTTATTAAAGGAAAAAGATATTGAAAGAGGGCTTACATTATTAGAGTATATTGATTGGTGTAAGCTCTATGATAAGAGAAAGATAGTTAATATTAAATCTTCTGAGGATATTAATAAGAAAGACATTTTAGAGTATTCTTCTAGGTTGAATAAAGCCCATAAGATTGCTATGAATAATAAAAGTTATACTGATGCAAATCCTAAAATGTTTAAATGCTGGTATTGTAAATATGCTAAGGATTTTAGTAAAGCACATTCAATTTTAAGTGGTAAGATTGACTATACCGTAACATGTTTAAAAGAAAATTTATGTTTTGGAGTGGCGTGGGATGCCCATGTGTCTGCTTTACCTTGTTGGAAAAAGGAGATTGATTTTTAACTGATTTTACGTTACAATAAAGAAAGAGATAGTCATAATTTAATAAAAAGCCTCTGATATTACCAATCTATTTATCAGGGGCTTTTACTTTGTAGGAGGTTATATTATTTATGGTGGAAATGACGAAAATACAAATAGAAAAATTTTTAACTTCAATTATGCCTAAAATGGAAATGCCTGAGGCTTTTTTAGGTTGTGAGTGTAATACTTATGGAGAATGGGGAAAAGATTTATTTTATAAAGAATGGGATGCTGCTGAGTTAAAATTTTTAATAGCAAATCCTTGGGGCTATAGAGATTTTGTTGGTAATCAAGGAGGACCTTTATTATATAAATTGATTAATGAGTATAGGAGATCGGATGGTATAAGACCCTTTAAAGCTGAAAGGTCTTTTATGCCTATTAGTCATAAAGAATTAAGATATTTTGAGGGGATTCCTGTGTTTGGTTTGGAGTCTAAGAGGCCTATGGGTGAGTTTGATGTGGTAGGCTTTTCTTTGGGATTCCCTCCATTTTTAGCGAATGTAGTTAAAATATTAAAGATGTCTGGTGTTCCTGTAAGATGGAAAGACAGAGAAGAAATGAAAGAAAATTATCCTTTGATTATTTCAGGAGGTTCGACTTTTGGGAGTCCTGAGATTTGGAGTCCTATAGTAGATTTTATGTTTATTGGAGAGGCTGAGGATGAAAAAGGGTCTCCTGGTTTAATGGCTGTATTAGAAGATATTAACTCTTTTAAAAAGGAAGCTGAGAGTTTTTATTATACTAAAGAAGGACGTGAAGAATTACTGCATTTTTTAGCTAAAGAATACGACTTCTTATATATGCCTAAGTTTTTATACCCTAAATATAAAAAGGTGAATAATGAGCTTAAAATAGATTGTTTTGCGGCTAAATATGATGATATACCTAAGAGGATTAAAAAAAGACATGTTAAGGATTTAAATAATGTGCCTTGTGTGGATGCTCCTCCAGTACCTTGGATTTTTCCTGAGATGGGTTTAGGAGAGGTTGAATTGGCTAGGGGTTGTAATGCTGGTAATTGTTCTTTTTGTGCTGTAGGGTATCGATATAGGCCATATAGGGAAAGGTCTATTTCTTATATGGTTAAAGCTTTAAAAGCTAATATTAAAAATTCTGGTTCTATTTATGCTTTTCCAACAGCTTTTGAGTATACTGGATATACTCAAAAGAATTTATTAACTAAGACTATCTTAGAGGAAGTGTCTGATACTTTTGATTCTCAGTCTCAGAGGATTGATAGTATGGCTGAGGACGCTAATTTTTCTTTAATATCTGGTGAGGGTGGCATGAATCAATTGGCCGTAGGAGTAGAAGGAAGCTCAGAGAGATTAAGGACTTTTGTAAATAAAGGGGCTACTAAGGAAATTATATTAAAAGCTTGTGAAAATGTTATAAAAGGTGGATATAAAAAATTAAAACTTTATATGATAGCTAACTTGCCTTTTGAGTCTGATAAAGATATAGAAGATTTTTTAGAGTTGTGTAAAAAAATTGTAGATTTAAAGAATTCTATGGGGTCCGCTATAGGTGTTAGGGTTTCTTTTACACCTTTATTAATTGAATCCTGGACTCCTTTTCAATGGCATAGGGTTACTTTAGGAGAAAAGATGTTAACTGGTGTTTTTCAAAAATTAAGAGATTTAGGTATAGAATTTACACTAGGCAAAAAAACAAAAGAGGATTATTTGTGGAGTACTCAAGTAGCTCATTTATGTGATAGGCTTGGCGGTTATGCTCTGGTGGATTCTTATGATGAATTAGATGCTGTTTATATAGGAGCCGTAAATAGTAAAATGAAAGAAACTTTAGAAAAGAACCTGCAGAAATATGGAGTGTCTTATGAGTATTATTTTAAAGAAAAACCTTGGGATTATATTTTTGGTTGGGATCATATTGATATAGGAGTAACTAAAGATTATATTTATAGGTTGTATAAAAAGTCTTGTGATTTTATGCTTAATACAGAGTTAGGAGAAGATCATAGAGGACCTAATAAAAATGGTTTTCTTGTTAAAAAGTGTCTACATGGTTGTAGTACTTGTGGGGCTTGTAGTCCTGTAGAAGCAAAAAAGGTCCAGGAGTCTTATAAGGCTAGAGAAAAAGATATTAGTTTAAAAAATTTATCCTCTTTAAAGCGTAAGGATGAATCAACTATAAGAGAAAAAGTGAGATTAAAAATTTGTATACATGAAAAATATAAGTATGTAGAAAATGTTTACTGGAAATGTTTAATTAGGCGAGCTGCTTGGAAAGCTGATATACCTATTACTAAAAGAAGTATTAGGTTTGTGTCTGATAATATTAAATTTAAAAATTGGTTGTATGGGATCGATTATGTAGAATTTGGTTTATTAGAAAAGTTTATTAAAAATGAGACAGATTTAATAAACTTAATAAGTGAGATGAATAAAGAATTAACTCATTTTGGTATTGAGCTTTTAGATGGTATTAAAGTACCCTCTTCTATGGAAAGTTTAAAGAAACAAAAAGGATATTCTTTATATCAAATAGATACGGATAAAACCGAAATGTCTGTTATTAATGCCCTTAATTATTGGCATAAGGCTGAAAAAATCACTATGAAAATTAGAGAGGTTGTTTATAGGGCTGGGCTTAATGTTATTGAATGTAATGCTAAGGATTTTGTTAGTGATATATGGGCTGTGAGAGAAGGATTAGAGGTAAAGCTTAAATTATTTGTTAAAGGTAAAGCGTCTCCTTTTGAAGTATATAATGCTTTATTTAATAAGGTGTTTGGTGCTGCTTATAAGCATAATATTTTAAGAGTTGATAGTTTTGTTTCTTTTAAGGATATACAGGCTGATTTTTTTAGACCTTCTTGTGTGGAGTGCGGGAAAACTATTCCTGTAAACTTTTTAGATAAATCTTTAAGTGTTGATTTTTGTCCTAAATGTGCTGATAAGAATAAAGTAATAAAATAAAAGGAGCTTTTAGCTTCTTTTTTATTTTTAAAATAACATTAAATTTTACTATTTTATAGGTATAATACTTTTTAAAAAGGGAGGTAGTTTATATATGGATAATGGTATGTATGTTTGTGATTTGTGTAAGAAAGCTTTTAAAGCTGATAGGTTTGAAGAGAAAAAACTTAAGGGTGATTTGGTAGAGCTTTTTATACAGTGTAGTCATTGTAAAAAACTTTATCATGTGTCACTTGAGAATGAGGAGTCTTTGAAGTTAGATAAGGAAATGCAGGCTAATATGGCCAGAGCTTTTAAATTTAAAAGAGGCTCAACAGATTTTAAAAAGTATTATATGTTAGCCATGGAAAATAAGGAAGCTAGGAAAACAATTTTAAGTAAGTTAAATAGGAGATGAGGACATGAAATATTTTAAGTATAATCAGAATATAGAGAAGGTGCAATGGTCTGATGAAGGATTAAAAGTAATAAATGATATGATTGAGGAAATGACTCAATTGGGTATCGCCTTACATGATAAGTTTGTTGATGAATTCCAGTTTTTTGGGGTTCTTAAATTTGAAATGGATGAGCTATTTAGAGAACAGGGATTTTTTATTGAGGGTTTTGATGAGTTGAGTGAAGCCATTGCCAATCATGATCCTGATCGATTAAAGGAGACTCTTAAAAAAATGTTTGCTGTTAGCACTAACTTTTATATGGAAGCTTTTCAAGTGTTTGGAGTTTTAAAAAAGATGATGGATAAGTAAGGAGGCTATTATGGAAGAGATTGTTTTTTGTAATTATTTAGACTCACATTGTAATAAAACAGGTTTATTTCATAAGGAACCTATTGAAATGACAACTAATTATAATGTGCAAGTCTCTAAATGGTCCATGCATTTAGTTTATTTGTGTCCTATATGTGGTGGTACTAAAAATAGGTTGTTATCTTCTGAGGATTTAGTATGGATAGGTGAAAAAGTTAAGGGGGTTTAGTATGGAAAAGTTAGCATTAAAATATAGACCTTTAAATTTATCTGATATGGTTGGGCAGGAGCATATTATTAAGATTTTGGAAGCTATTTTAGATAAACATTTTAAGGGTGCTGCTTTACCTGCAGGTTTATTGTTCTGTGGTTCTAGGGGAATAGGTAAGACTACTAGTGCAAGAATAATAGCAAGGGTTTTAAATTGCTCTGATCGAAAAGGTATTAAAAGTTGTGGTAAATGTCCTTCTTGTGTGGCTATTTCCAAGGCTAATGATACCTCAGTTTTGGAAATAGATGCCGCTTCTAATGGTTTAGTGGATGATATCAGGAAGTTAAAAGATGTGGCTATGACTTCTCATAATGGAGAGTATAGAGTCATAGTAATAGATGAAGTGCATGGGTGTTCTACTCAGGGATTTCAGGCATTACTAAAGATATTAGAAGAACCGCCAAGCAATACTATATTTATTATGGCTACTACTGAGAGCCATAAAGTACCTGAGACTATTAAATCAAGATTATTAGTTTTTGAATATAAGAGGATTTCTGTTAAGGATATTATGGATAGACTCTTTTTTATTGCGGAAGCTGAGAATATTAAGTTAGATAAGGATGCGGCTCAGGCTATAGCCCATTATGTTAATGGTGGTATGCGTGACGCTGTTATGTGTTTAGATCAACTTAAGTATATATCTGATCATATAACTTCTCAGGTGTTTAAAGATTTCTTTGGAATCATAGATAAATCTTTTTATTTTGAATTAATTAATTGTTTAATTAATAATAAGTTGGCTGAGGGCGTGGTTTTATTGGAGGAGGTGTTTGATAGAGCTAATTCTGTTGTGAGAATTGTAGATTCTTTTATGGAGACTTTAAAAAACATTTTATTAGCTAAGAATAATGTTAAAGGTTATGAGAATTATATGGAGTTGGCAGAGAAATTAACTCCTAAACTTATCTTTAATATGTTAAATGTATTGTGGGAGTATAAAGGAAAAATTAAAGTGTCTGGGGATAAAGTGTCTTTAGGTCTTGTTTATTTGAGATTAAGTTATGTGCTTAATCCAATGGTAGGAGAAGTAGAAAAGCCAGCCCATTTTACAAGTAAAGAAGCTGTAGCCAGTTTCTTTAATAGTTAGGAGGAGTTACTTTGAAAATTACTAAGGCTGTTGAAGAGAGAGAAGCTGAGATAGAAAAGATTGATACTTTGTATAAGTTGTTACTTGATTTTAAGTTTAGTGAGAAAGACATGGCTATTATTTTATGGAAAACTAAAAGAAAAGTGTGTAAAAAATACCAGGCTATAAAATCTATTACTTTATTGGAAAGAGTTAAACCTAAAAATAAGCGTATTTATGGGAATGTTTATGGACCTGATGTTAAATGGTTAGTTAAAAAAGGTGTGTCTTATAAAGAGATTATTATCATGAGCATTACTTCTGGTGCTGATTATGATCCTTTGTCTGAAAGATTTAAAATTAAGGCTTGACATGTGTATTCTTTAGGGATATAATTAGGCACATATTCAAAATAAAGTACTTAAGTGATGAGGTTCAGAGTCATTAAAAATGATTCTCCTTTAAATTGAATTTATCTTATAGGGGCCAATATCCTCATCTATTGGCTCCATTATTATGCCTTTAGGAGGTTATTATGAAAGTATTAAGTTTTATACTAGGTCTTGTATTCATAATATTTTTAAGAGATGTGTATCAAACTATACATCATAATGGTAATCCATTTATATCTGTATTAATATGTTTGTCTATTATATTAATTAGTATAAGTGGTTTTATTTTGCGTAAAAAATATCAGCGAGTTTTAGAATTGGTACAGATTAAGAAATAAGAGGAGTGACAGGGTGTATTTTTATATCCTGTTATTTTTATTTGAGAAAAATTTAAAATGATAACTTAATATTTCATTATTTTTTAGGTATAAGTATTAAATAAACTTTTAGGAGGAAGATTAAAATGGATGATAGAAATAATAGATATGATGAAAATGTAGAGACTTTTGCTGAGTTGCAGGTAGCGGAGACTAGATTGTTTAATGTAACGGGTAATTTTTGGATAGATGCTTTGATTTTAAGTATTGTTCCTTGGTTAATAGTAGGGCTTGAAAGTAATAAAAGACTTAAGTTTGTATGGTGGAAAGCTTGTTTAGTTGGTTTGGCTGCTTTATTGCTTGCTAATTTTAGTTTTGGTAACTTATTTGGTATAGGTACTGATTATAAAGCAAAGTATAAAGAAACTTTAGGGAAGTATGAAAAGTTAGAGGCTAAGTTTAATGATTATGAGAATAAAGTCTCTGAGTATCAATCTAAAGTGGATAAATTAGAGGCTGAGAAAGATAATAAAAAGGTAGTTATTAAGGAAACTGAAAAAGTTACACCTAAGCCAACTAAGAAACCTACTCAAAAACCTGTAGTTAAAAAGACTTATAATTTTAGTCCTGGGCGATATGCTGTTGGGTCTGATATTAAAGCTGCTACTTATGATATAGTTTGTTTGTCTGGTAGTGGTAATGTTATAGCTCATGATAATGGCTTTATGGATTCAGTTAATTTAATAATGAGTACTGTGGCAGATAATTTATATATCAGTGAATATAAAAACGCTAAATTAAATAAAGGGGCCACTTTACAATTAGAAAATGTGACTATAAAACTTATAGAAAAGTAGGAGGGTCTTATGAAAAGACTATTAATAGGTGGTTGTATAGTAGTATTGCTTTTGGGTTTAATTGCTTTGGCTCTGCAGGGTCTTGTTGCTTTAAGTCTTAATTTGGCTGAGTTTTCTAATAAGGAAGCTGAGAAGAAAAAAGATATTAATGTGGAGTTAGAGCCTATAGAGGATTCCTTAAGTATAAAAGATTTAATTATGACGGAGACTGATAAGGGTTATAATATTACAGGTCTTATAAAAAATACTTCTGGTGTGAATATCAGAGGAATAGAGGCAATAGTAGCCTTATATGATAAGGATAAAAATAAAGTTGGTGAAGCGACAGCTTATTCAGGGAGACTTAAAAAAGGTGTTACTTGGAAATTTGAAGCTGTAAGTTTTGATAAAGGGGTTGTGGACTTTGATGTTGATATCGAGGTCCTGGGTCCTTAAATTAAAGGGAGGATTATATTATGTTTAACATATTATTGGCGGCGGGAATGTTTATAGTAGGAGTAGTTATTACTTTAGGTGTTTTGTTTTTGTTGGTTTATAAACATCTAAAAAGTATGGTGAGAGATGTTAGAAAGTTAAGTATTTCTTTAAATAAAAATAAAAAAAGGTTGGAGTCTATAGATATATTAACTTATGGGTTAATGACGAGATTTAATATGGTTCCTAGTGATCCAACTGATGCTCCTACGGAAATGGATTTAACTCCTCATATTCCCTCGATTGTAAAGGAAGTTGTTAAGGAAGCTGAGAAAGAAAAGAGCATAGTTTTTGAGAAAGAGTTTTCACAATATAGGGATTTGGAAGTTAATCAAAATAAAAATTTAAAGCCTTTAACTCGTGAGGAATTTAGTAGTTTATCAAGTGATGAGAAGATAGCTTATTTGAATCAATATAAACCTATTATTGATAAATTACCTAATAAAAAAGAAGTGTTTAATAGTTTAAGACATACTAAGAATACGTTATTAGATGACGTTTATAATGCGAGGTGTAATTGATGAGAAATTGCAGATCATGTCCTTGGGGTCGTATTAACGTAGCTACTCAACAGGTAGAATGTACATATTTTAATGGCTGTGTTCAGGATGAAGAGGAGGAGGATTAAGTGGCTAAGCTAGGTGTAATTGCTTATAAAAAAATTAATCGTATTAATGAGGATTGTGGTATATGTCCTTATGCGGTTATGGATATGGAGGATTTTCAGGAGTTTAGAGAAATGTTTTGGTTTTTATATGCTATAGCTGATCATATTTCTCGTGAAAATGCTGAAAGTATTTATCTTTTAGAGAAGTTTTTAGGGTTTAGATGTACTGAGGATAAAAGATTTTTAAATAAGGTGGTGTGATTATGTTTTATCGAAACATATTTACTAGGGAGGAACTTAGTGCTGGTGAATATGAAGCTAAAGTAAAGAGATGTGAGATAGATAAAAGAGAGTGGGTAATGGTTGGTTTTGATAAGGATTAGGGTTGTGTCCCCTAATCCTATTTTTTTGTCTTTTTATGATATACTATACAATATAGTTAGGTGGTGATTTGAGTGTGAGACGTTTAGGCTTTGGTTTAGGTTTTAGTTCAACTTATACTTTACTTGAAAATGCAGTGATACCTTTATTATTTGATGTTTTAGGTATTAGTGAGAATGCTATATTAATTTTTAATCCTTATACTCAGGTTATAAGTAGTTTTACAGGACCTATTATTAGGTGTGTAAGGTCAGGGGATTTAGCTGAGGAAGAATTTACTTTTAAGAATGGGGTATTAGATACGGCTTCTATTTTATCCTGGTGTGGTGGAGTAGACACATTTATTAAAAGGGTTTATTTGCAAAATGATAACAGTAAATACGCTTATCAAGAGGATTTTAATTATATGCCTAAAATTGTGAATGCTGGTGCTGTTGTTACTGAGGGTTTATTATATGATGGTACTGATGATGTATTAGTGATAGATAATTATTCAGCTTTAGATATAATAGCTCCTAAATTAGTTTTATATGCAAATTATAAAAGGGTCAGCTCTCATGTAGGCTTTGTATTTTGTAAAAATGGTGTTGGTTCTGATGATGCACAATATTCTATTTTAAATGATGGTACTAGTGTTAGTGCTTGGTGGCATGGGAATGAGAGGCTTATTGCTGCTAATGGGGAGCCTAGTCAAGATATGATTTTCTGGGATACTCTTGTAGCTGATGGTTTAAAATTAAATGCTAATGGCAGTGAATCAAGTGCTTTGTTTGATGCTACTCTGGTTAACGTTAGTAATGTGTCTATAGGAGCCAGGAAAAACCCTACTAGTCACTCTACTTATTTTAATGGTCATATAAAAAGTGTTTATGTTTTTAATGCGGATGTTTATAGTAAGTATACAGATTTAAAAAATGGAGGTGTTTAAATGCTTAATTTTGATAACAGTGTTATTAGTTTGAGTGAGGAAGATTTAAAAGATATTAGAGTCTTAAATATTATTGACTATAATAAGTTGATTATTGAAAGAGCTATGTCTGGGTATTATGGTTTTAAAAGATTGGTGAATCCTGCAAGTAATATAACTCCTGATAGTGGGTATAAGTTTTGTGTGGTGTATGCTGTTGAGGATTCTAATATTACGGTGACTGGTAATAGTTCTGTAGCTTCACAAGTATTAAATAAAGGTCAGATGTTAGCAGGTAGGTTTACGGAGGTAACTTGTACGGCTGGGAGTTATGTAATGGCTTATCAAATACCTTCAGGAGCTTGACAGTTTTTGTAAATTATGCTACGCTGTAGAAGATAACTGCTAAGCTCACTACAATAGTGTATATATAAATCTGATAAGACAACTTCTACTCAAAATAGAGAGTGCTTTAATAGTACTCTCTATTGTTATGTACCTTGACTTTGATTAAGTGGTATGCTAAACTTGAGCTATAAAAGGGAGGTGTCTTAAATGCCTGCTAATAATGGTGTTAATTGGATTGAATTAAAAGATTTATATATTATGGGTGAGCTTGACAAGGAAGGAAATATAATTTATAGCTCTAATGTAGATTTAGCCAAAAGGTTTGGGATTTCTCCTCAGGCTTTAAGTGTAAGAATAAAAGATGATAACTGGAAAACTGAGAAAAATTTATACTTAGATAATGTAGAAAAACGTAAGAGAGAAAAACGCATTGAGTCTTTAGCTGATGAGGCGGCGAATTTTGATTTTAGGGTTTTAAGTGTGGCTAAGGATGGATTAGAACATGTTGAGAATTATTTTAGACAAGCTAAATTTAAATATAATGAAACTGGAAAGAATATATCCTTAGATAGTTTAGAGGCTTTGGCGAGGTGTGCTGATAAATTTCAAAAAATAGGTAGGCTTGCTTTAGGTGAAAATACTAGTGCTGCTCAATCTAATACTGAGACTTGGTTAGATTTATTTGATGTGATAGAGGATGATTAGTAAAGATAACGCCTTGCGGTTGTTGAGTAAAAGTAAGGAAAAGCCTGATTGGTTTATTAAGAATATGCTTGGGGCTGAGTTGTGGCAGAAACAAATTGATATAATAAATTCTGTTAAAGACAAAAGATATACTACTGTTAGGGCCTGTCATGGTCCTGGTAAAACTTTTTTATCTGGAAATACTGTGTTATGGTTCTTATATACGCATAAACCTTCTAAAGTTATAACTACGGCTCCTACTGGGAGACAAGTTTATTCTTTATTATGGTCAGAGATAAGAGAAGCTCATGGAAGAGGCAGTAAGATTAGGCCTTTAGGGGGAGACCCTTTAAAAACTAGATTAGAATTAAAGCCTGGGTGGTATGCCGAAGGGTTTGCTACTTCTGAGTTTAATATAGAGAGGGTTACGGGATATCATTCTGATAATATTTTAATTATTGTTGATGAAGCTAGTGGAGTTCCCGACCCTATATTTGACGCTTTAGAGGGATTAATGTCTTCTGGTAATGCTCATATGTTACTTGTAGGAAATCCAACTAGAGCTGAGGGAAGATTTAGAGAATCTTTTACAGATGATTTATATGCTAAATTTAAAATATCAGCTTTTGATACACCTAATTTTGTTTATTTTGGTATAACTAGAGAGGATATTTTAACTGGGGCCTGGCAAGAAAAAGTTGGAGATAAGAAGATGCCCAGACCTTATTTAGTTACTCCTCAATGGGTAGCTGAAAGATTTCAGACCTGGGGATCAGAGTCCGTTTTAGTAAAAATTAAAATAGATGCTGATTTTCCTAGTAGTGATCAAACTGATAAGGTTATTCCTATAGCTGATTTAGATGAGTGTAGAGATTTATATTTTGCTCAAGATGAGAATTATTCAGAGATTGAGGTTGGGGTTGATATAGCAAGATATGGAACGGATGAGTCTGTATTAGCTTTTAGAGCTGGTAGACAGCCCTTATATGAGAGAGTGTTATATCATAAATCTACTATGGCTGTAGTAGGGGCTATAAGAGAGGAGATATCTTTTTTAGGTCCTCATAGGGTAAGTAAAATTAAGTTAGATGTTATTGGTTTAGGTGCAGGTCCTGTGGATAGATTGTTGGAGCTACAAGAGGAGGGAGAATTTCCTCAACATATTGAGATTATTGGTGTTAATGTAGCTATGGCTAGTAAGGATTTAAAAACTAAAGAGTTAAAAAAGGATAGATTAAGATTTGTAACTTTAAGAGACAATTTATGGTGGCAATTTAGAGAACGAGTACAAAAGAGAGAAATATCTACTAAGAATATTTCCTCGGAAGGATTAAAAGAATTGTCGGCTCCTGAGTATAGTATGACTTCTAAGGGGCAAATAAAAATTGAATCAAAGGAAGATTTAAGGAAAGCTGATCGATTGGGTAAGTCTCCTGATAGAGGAGATGCATGGTTGTTAGCTTTTGGTAATGTAGTTCCTGAGAAAAGAAATAAGAAAGCTAAAGTTAGAGTTAGGGGAAGGAGGTAAAAAATGAAGAAAGTTAAAAAGCCTTTTTGTTATGTTTCTAAAGGTGGTAAGACTTTTAGTGAAAGACAGTTAAATTTATTTACTGGTAAAGGTAAAGAAGCTGAGAGCAAACAGATATTATCTGATGTGTTTTTAAATGCTTATAGCTCTTATCAATTAAGTGAACCTTTATATAATCCCTTATCTTTATCATATTTATTAGAATTAAACGTGTATCATATGCGGTGTTGTCAGACTAAAGCTAAGGATACTGCTGGCTTAGGTTGGCAATTAAAAGACACTGAGGGTACTGACACCTCTGCTATGAAAGATAATATAGAAAATATTTTAAAGGATATGGATGAATCCTTGTCGAAAAGTTTATATAGAGCTTGTGTAGATTGGGAGGCTATAGGTTATGGTGTTTTGGAGATAGTGCGTGAGAGTCATAAAGCTGATGGGGAATTGGCTAAGATTTATCATTTACCTGCTATAAACTTTAGGGTCCATATTACTGGTAATAAATATATGCAACGTGTTGGAGCTGAACATGTTTGGTTTAAAAAAATTAATTATCCTATGGATATAGATTGTAAGACTGGTAAGGAATATCCTTTAGGTTCTTTAAAGCCAGAGGATAGAGCTACGGAGATTATATTTTGGGAAAATTATTCACCTAGATGTACTTATTATGGAGTTCCTGATATAGTTCCTGCTATGGGAGCTGTACAGGGTGATATTTCAAGGCGAGATTATAATATTTCTTTCTTTGATAATTATGGGGTTCCTGCATATGCTGTTTATATAACTGGTGACTTCGATCCTGGTGAGCCTGTCGATAAAAATGGTAATCCTGATGAGCTGGGTAAGACTCCTTTGGAATGGGAAATAGAGGCTCATTTTGATGAGGCTTCTAAGAATCCAAATTCAGTGTTGATTTTATCTATTCCCTCTGTTTCTGATGATGGCGGGGGAGATGTTCAAATCAAATTTCACCCTTTATCAGTGGAAATAAAAGAGTCCTCCTTTAGATTATATAGACAAGATAATAGAGATGAAATATTAGCCGCTCATGGGGTACCTCCTTATAGATTAGGTATTGTTGAGACAGGTACCTTAGGAAGTAATGTTGCTGAGGAAGCTACAAAGGTATATAAGACTTCTGTAATAGAACCTAGACAGGCTATTATTGAGGATTTTTTCAATAAAGATATCCTTTGGGGTATGTTTGGAGCTTATGACCTGGAATTTAAAATAGCTGCTATAGATGCTGAGGATGAGGATACTGATATTACTATGGCTGTTAAATTATTTGAAAATGCAGCTATGACACCAAATGAACTTATTAAAAATTTTGGTGGAAGATTTGGTCTTAAGGAATCAGATCATGAGGCTATGAACTTGCATTATATTAAAGGTAAAGCTATTGACGGAGATAATACGTCTTCTGATGAAGTTAAAGAGATACTTAATGGTTTAAATGATAGATTAGCTGGGGTAGTTGTTGGTGATGATCCTGCTGAGGATATGGAAGGTGAGATAGATGGAGAATCGACCCTTAATAGCTCTCAAGGCAATGGTGGAAGTGGAGAGAACTCTCCATTATCTGAAGGTAATGAAGGCTAAAAATAATGCTGAGACTAATTTAATTAATAGATTAAAAAGTTTTTTTGGTGGAGTTTTTAACAATGTTTTAAGGAATTTATCAAGGTTGGGGCGTGTTCCTTCAGATGATGTGTCTCGTAGTAGTATATTATCTGACTTAAGGGGTTCTATTGATGATATGGCTAGTGTTGTTTTTGATGAGGTAGAACCTGCGGCTCAAGCTGCTAGAATAAAGCTTATTAATGATTTAAGATTACAAGGTAGGCAATTAGCTAGGTCTACTTTACCCTCTACTACTGTAGATTTGTTAAGAAATCAAGTTTTTGTAGCTTCTCAGTCTACAATTAGACGGATGACTGGGGATGTTATGGAAGTATTAGCAGATAGCTATAGTAAAGGGTTAGGTATTTATGACACTACTCGTAGATTAGAAAGTGTTTTTGAAGATATGCGAGGGTGGGAACTTGAAAGAATTGCTAGGACTGAAATACAAGGGTCACAAAATCTATCCTCTTATATGTCAGATTTAGAGTTGGGTGTTGTGTACCATATGTGGATGACTGCTCTGGATAATAGAGTTAGAGGTTTAGGGCGGTATGATAGAGCTAATCATATTGCTTTACATGGTCAGATTGTTAGAGTGGGTGAACCTTTTTCAAATGGGTTGCAATTTCCTGGGGATAGAAATGCTCCAATAAGTGAATGGATAAATTGTCGTTGTTTTACTGTTCCTTATTTAATGCCTTTAGGGTCTGCGGCTCCAACTGCTCCTTATTTTTATGAGGGGGATTTGATAAGTGTAGTTTAAAATTTTTAAATAAAGGAGGAAATTAAATGGGTTATTATAAGATTTTACCTAATGAGATTGGTAAAGGCGAAGGCGGTTCTAAAATAGCACAAATACAAGATTTGTTAAATGCTGCGGCTGCTGATATGGAAACTCTATATACTGCTGCTTCTGTTAATAAAGCTGCTAGAACATTCAGAGGTAATAATGAGACAAAATATGTTTTAGCAGGGGATATAGTTGATGAGGATGCTGCTGCTTTGGCAGGGGCTTTAGTCACAGCTTACGTGAAAGATACGTCTAATGTAGCGGGTGCGGTTTTATCGGATTCAGATGGATATTTTACAATGAATTTATACCCTGGGGTATATGATGTAGTTATTTCTAAGACAGGTTATACTAGTGTTAGTTATGATGATACTACTGTGTCGGCTGCTGTCACAACTTTTGATAAGACTTTAGCGACTAATTTAGCTGTGTTATCAACGTCTCCTAGTGGTTCGTCTGCTCAACCTGCTTCAAGTATTGATATAGTATTTGATAGAACTTTAACAGATAATTCTGGTGAAGATGATATGCATACTAATATTACTTTGGAGCAAGGTACTGGGGTTATTACGATAGCTAGTTCGGCTTTAGCTACTACTACTGTGTCTAATGATACATTAAGATTAACTCTTAGTGGTACTCTTGACGAAGCGGATGAGGTCACTGTGACTATTCCTGCGGCGGCTACTGTTAAAGGTTCTAATAATGAATTATTAGCTGATGATTATGAGTTTACATTTACAAATGGATATACTTATTTAACTGTAGCTAGTACGGTACCTACTGATGAAGCTGATGACCAAGCTGCAAGGACTACTATAGATGTGGTGTTTGATGTAGCTATTGCGGATAATTCTGGTACGGCTGCTATTAAGGATGGTATTAGTGTTCTTGTTGGTGGTGTGGCTGCTACTATTGCCAGCACTTCTATAGAACAGACTACTATTCCTAATGATACTTTAAGAATTACTATGGCTTCTCAGATTGATTGTGAGGACCAATTAGTTGAGGTTACCGTTAATAGTGCTGCTACTGTGGCTACTGCTACGGGTGGAGTAATGGCGGCTGATTTAGAATTTAGCTTTACTATGGATACTAATTTGGCTGTTAGTTCTGTCAGTCCTGTGGCTGGTTCTGGTACAAGTAATACCGATACTATAGCTATTACTTTTGATAGAGATATAGCAGATAATTCTGGTGCGGGTGATATAGTTGATTCTATTATAGTTACTAATGGTGGAGTGCCTGAGACCTTTACGAATGATGCTACAAATATTGATATTACTGGGGCTATTCTTACTATAACTTTAGGAGCTAATTTAGGAGAAAATAGTCAGACGGTTACCGTTACTATTCCTAGTGCTGCTACTGTTAAGGGTGATGATGGTGCTTTATTGGCTGAGGATTATACTTATAGTTTTTCAATGGTTTAAGAGGATAGTAAATAGAAAGGAGGGATTGACTTTGGCTAAAAATAAAAATGATAGTTATGAAGTTTTATTAAATACGGTTCAGCGTGCGGCATGGAGAAATTTTGATAATTATGATGACCCTGATAATGCTTTTGATAGTAGGGTTTTACATACTTTTTCGGATGCTGTTATCTTAATGAATACCTGCAATGAGAAATTATATGAGGCTTCTTATCTAATATCTGATAGTCAAGTTGTTTTTAGTAGCTTAAGAGAAGTTGAGGAGCAGTATGTTGCAAAAAGGGCAAAAATAGCAGGCATAGAAATTAATTTATCGGCGGCTAAAGCTTTTAAAGGTGTGGAAATAGGTGGTCCTATTGTTATAAAAAATGCTGTTAAAAGAATTGCTCATGCTGCTGTGTTGGTTCCTGGGGAACCTGATTCAGATGGTGAGATTGTAACATCTGAAAAGATTGAGGAAGTGGCACATGGTTGGATGGAATCATATAGAAATGTTGATTTAATGCATACTTTAAATAATGTTGGTGTGCCTGTGGAAAGTTATATTACCTCTAGTCCTATGGAGGTTGATATATATGGAGAAAAGACTTTACTACCTAAAGGTACGTGGGTATTAGCTTCTAAATTTTCTGAGGAGACCTGGAATGGTGTTGAGGATGGCACGTTTAAGGGCTATTCAGTTATGGGAGTTAGAAAGTCTGCTTTTGAAAGTGCTGCTAAGTCTAAAGATAAGGATATTGCTTATAAGAGAACTTTACTTCAAGATTTAGGGCCTGATTGGGTGGCTACTCATGTATCAATTGTGGATGATCCTGCTGTTCCTAAAGCAAAATTTTTCTCTATTAAGTCTGCAGATAAGTCTGCTGAGGATAAAAAAGAAATTGAGGCAGATAACGAGAACTCTTTATTTGCAAAAGTTAGTAAGTTTATGGATGCCATAGGCATTTTAAAGAAATCTAAGAAAGAGGAGGATATTGATATGTCTGATAAGAGTAACGCAAAGAAGGAAATAGATTTAGATGTTTTAGCTGAGACTATAGCTAATTCGGTTAAGACTGCTGTAGAGCCTTTAAATGAAAGAGTGGCTACTATAGAGGAAAGTTTAACTTCTGTTAAGTCTCAAATTGAGTCTATTAATGAGGAAGCTAAGAAGTCTAAAGATGTTGATTCTACTGATGATTCTAAGGATGATAAGGAAGTTAAGAAGTCTCAAGCTGATCCTACTGATGATTCTAATGTTGATTCTAAGGATGATAATGACGATAAAGCTTTTAAAGAGGCTATTATGGAAAGACTTGACTCTTTAGAAAAACTTTACGGTAAAAAGACTGTTAGCTCTAAAGGCTTAAAACTTGTTGAGGCTGAGAAAGGTAATAATAAGGTTATTGAGGATGAGTATAGTATTAAAAACTATAGAGATCATTTTGGTAGGAGACGTAAAAAAGTAGCTAATTAATTTTAAATATTTTATATAAGGAGTGAGAAATAAATGGCTAGTAATATGGAAATTTTAGCAAAGTTGGATGCAGCTTTTAAAGGTATTACTGAAATATCTGATTTTGGAGATAGTATTTTACAACCTGAGAAATTCGATAGGTTTGTGAGAACTATGGAACATGCTGTTAATGTTTTACCTAATGCTAGATTTATAAGAATGGATGCTCAAAAATCTGATATTGATAGAACAGGTTTTGTTGGAAGAATTATAAAAGCTGGTAGAGCTGCTGCTCAAGGTGGCGGTGCTGTAGTAGAATTAAATGCGTCTACTCATGGGGTTAGTCCTACGCCTGTTACTAATCAGTTAATAGCTAGAGAGCTTGTAGCTATTACATCTTTAAGGGATGATGCATTAAGAAGAAATATTGAAAGAGGTGGGTTTGAGGATACTTTATTAGACCTATTTGGTGGAGCTGCTGGTAGAGACTTGGAAGAATATTGTTTACTTGGTGATACTAGTGTTGCTTATGGTACTGATGATGTGTTGTCTCAGACTGATGGATGGATTAAGTTAGCTGGTAATAAAATATATGGTGCGGGTGCTGGTAAGGATTTTGATCCTGCTGCTAGTTCTTACCCTGAGAATATGTTTGACGCTATGTTAGCTGCTTTACCTAAACAATATCTTGTTAATGTGCAAGATTGGGAGTATGAGGTAACTTGGGAAGTCCATAACGCTTATCATAATTTACTAAAAGCTAGAGGTACTGCTTTAGGTGATACGGCTCAAGTAGGAATGCCTCAATTATATTATAAGGGTATTAAAGTTAAATATGTACCAACATTAGAAAGGGCTGCTACTTCTGGTGCTTCTGATGATGGTTTAATGAATGGTAAACTTGCTTTATTGACTAATCCTGATAATATGGCATATGGTGTATTCCATGATGTTATGGTTGAGAGGGAAAGAGAAGCTAAGGCGAGAAGAACTGACTTTGTTCTTTCTTTTGAAGGGGATGCCCATTATGAGGACGAAAATGCTAGTGTAGCTGCTTTGATTCAAAAAGAATCGGCTTAAAGCGTTTTTGTTAGATTGTGGTGGGTAGGAAACTACCTACCTATTATTTATAAGAAAGGAGTATATTATGGCTAAATATAGAGTTAAAAATATTTCGGATATTAATGTAGGCAGAGGTGGAGTTGTATTTCCTGCAGGTAAAGTCCTAGATGTGTTGATGGAAGAGGGTTCCATTAAATATAGGGAAATAAAAGCTTGTTGTAGGTTAAAGATTTTAGGTTTGGCTGATATACCTAAAAAGGCTGTTATATCTCATGCGGTGGCTGCTGCTCCTGTAGATGTTACAACTAAAGTAAGTGAAAACTCTGAGGTAACTACTATAGAATCATCAAAAAAAGCCCCTATAAAGGCTGCTAATGAAAATCCTTTAAATGAATCTAAGGATAAAAAAGAGGCTACTAAAGAGGTAAAAAACGGGGATATTGATTGTCCTTATTGTGATTTTAATGGCACTAGAGCTGGCATGTTTGCTCATGTGAGATTAAAACATCCTAATCATTATGAGGCATTTAAAACTAGAATGCAAAGTGTTTAAGGGGGTTTTATAAATGGCTGTGTATAGTAGTGTAAGTGCTGTCAAGCAATATACAGGGCTTGTTTATACTGATTTGGGTCTTGCTAATGAGGCTGCTTTAGATACTTTAATAGAAGAATGGTTAGAGGAAGCTAAGAGTTTAATTGATGGAGATAGAAATAGGGATTATGATGCTGATGGTAGTGTACCAAAAGGTATTCATAATATAGCTTTGAGAATTGTAGGAAATATGGCTTCTGTGGCAGTAATGAAAAGGCAGACTCCTGTTGTTATGAATGATGATTTTACTAATAATATTGCTACGGATATGATTTTTACAGAGTCAATTAAAAGAGATTTAAGAAGATTTCCAGCAAAGCCAAGATTTAGAATGAGTCTTTATAAGGCTTCAACTTATGAAGATGATGAGGAGGCTTAAGATATGGCTGGTAATTATGACATTCAAGTTGAAGGTATTGATAGAACTCAAATAGAAGTTATAATAGTAAAAATGAAACAGACTGCTAATAGAGCTGCTAGATTAGCTGCTATTGATACTAAGGCTAAATTAAAAGAAAAAAGTCCTTTTTATAAAGGAGTTTTAGCCAGGTCTTGGGTAGTTAAAAAGAATGGTAATTTATCTTGGGGTATTTCATCTCCTATAAATTATTTAAAAGCTGTTGTTGAGGGTACGGGTCCAGGTCCTAGACCTTTTGATCCTATTGCTCAATGGGCTAGGTATAAAGGTTTACCTCCTGGGCCTGTTTGGTGGACTATTGTGCATAGAGGTACTAAAGCTAATGATTTTGTAGATGCTGTGTCTAGGATAATAGAACCTAGATTAAATGTATATGTAGAGATGGCAATTAGAGAAAGGGGCGAGTTATAATGCCAGAGCCTAAACTTTTGAAAGATGCAATTAATGAGATATTAGATTCTATTGTTTCTAAGTTAACGACTGCTATAACTGAGCATGAATTGGATGCTGTTTCTGTTGTTCGAGGAGATAGAGATAGACCAAACCCTAAAATGCCATCTGTGTGGGTATTTGTGGAGGAATGTGTTCCTAATCATGAAAGACGGACTTTATATGAGACTTGGGAGTTGACTGCTATTTTAACTCCTGTATTAACATCTAATGTTCCTGAGGAAGGGTATATGTCAGCTACTAGTATTGCAGCCCAGGCAAGATCGGCTACAATTAAAGGTAGGACTTTAAATAGGAGTTATGTACAGGATGTTAGAAGCGGTAGGTTTGAACCTTCAGCTCCTTGGCATAGGGAAGGAAATAAATATTCGGCTTTAGCTGCGGTTAAAGTTATTTTTACTATTTTAGAGTATTAATAAAATGGAGGTGTGATTTATGGCTGTACAAAGATATTTGGGTTTAGCTGAGGAGACAAGTTATAATATGGGGAGTCCTCCTGCTGCTGTAGTGCATTTAGATATAGCTTCTGCTTCTTTAGATACGCCGTCTGATCCTAATCTTATTTATGGAGGAGGATTACAAAGATCGGCTACATTACAGAGACCTGGTTTTTATGCCCCTAGTGGAAATATCATGTATGCTTTTGATGTTAATAGTGTTATTTATTTATTAAAATGGGGTTTAGGTGCTTATGTTTTCACTAGTGAGGGTGGTACTGGGACGTTAAATCTTCATGAGTTTTATGGGTCTGCTAATAATGTATTAGATTCGTTTTGTGCCAGAGTAGGGAAAGATCATTTTGAACATGTTTTTAGTGGATGTGTTATTAATAGTTTGGAGTTGCAAGTAGAGGGTGAATTTTGTAACTTAACAGCCGATATTGTGGCTGCTAAAGATTCCAAGGCTGCTATTCAGGCTATAGCTGATTTGTCTTTACCTGATGCATATCCTTTGGCTTTTCATGAGGTAACTGCTACTATTGATGGCTCTGATTTGTCTGCTAAGGTTAAAACTTTAAATTTATCCATATCTAATAATATGGATGCTGAGTCTGGCAGAGGTTTAGGTAGTCGACATCCTTATCGGGTAATTGGTGGAGAAAGAGAGACGGAAATTTCAATGGAGTTATTCTTTGAAGATTCCAGTGTTTTAGAAGATTTCTGGGGTGGTGCTACTGGTCCTGCTGCTACTGGTGTTAGTGAGATTCCTATAGTATTAACTTTTGATAATGGTGCACATGGTTCTATGGAAATCACTTTACCTAAAGTTGCTTATAGTGAAGTCCAACAGCAACCTAGCTCTAGAGATGAAATAGTGCAGTCAGTTACTGGTAGATGTTTGATGGATACCATTACTTTAGCGGATGCTAGTGAGGTAGAGAGTGAGATAGGGGTAAGTGTGGAAAACGATATAGCCACATTATCGGCTTAATGTGAGGAGGTTATTGTAGTGAGTGAGATTAAAAAATTAAGTAAAAAAGATATTTTAAATGGTGTTCTTAATACTGAGTGGGTGTATTTTACTGAGCTTAAAGGTGAATTGCAATTAAGACCTTTAACAGATGCTCAATGGACAAAGATAGAAGCGATAAGGACTCGTGGTGTTTCTATTTCTGGCATGCCTGATGTTAATATGCAAGATAAATCTAATATAGATATGTCTAATATGAGTTTGAGTATGGATATGGAAAAGATCACTACTGCTGAGTTTGAAGCTGACTGCTTAGCTGTTAGTTTTGGTTTGGTAGAAGAAGAACCTTGGACTATTGAGGAAATTAAAGAGTTAACTCCTGCGGGTATAGTTAAAAAAATTGCTGAGAAAATATATGAATTAAGTGGAGTGTCTCCAAAAATTATAGGTAAAAATGCGAGGTCTGAGGCAATCAAACAATTTCGCAAAGAGTGAGGAAGGTTTAAGAATTGCTTACTTGGATGTGAATGGTTATAAATTAGCCCCTACTCAAGGAGAATTAACACCTTTGCAAAGGGAATTTTTACTTGAGGCTTTACCTGAAATTAATAGATTAATGATGGGTGATAATGGGGTTGAGAATAATAAAGGGTTACCTGGGACTAAGACTGGTAATACTAAGAGTGGTAATGCTGATTTAAAGACTATGAAAGCTATGTATAATGCTAGAAAAAAGAGGAGGTGACTTTTATGCCTGCTATAATGAATATTTTGATTAGAGCAATAGATCAAGCTAGTAATGTTATTAGAGGTGTAGGCGATCAGACAAGTGGTTTAAATAATCGTTTAATTACTACAGGGAATACTATGAGTAAAGTAGGTGGCTCTTTAACTAAAAATGTAACTTTGCCTTTAGTTGCTGTAGGTGCTGCGGCTATAAAAACTGTAGCTAAGTTTGATGATTCTATGTCTAGGGTAAAGGCTGTTAGTGGGGCCACTGGTGGTGAAATGGTAAAGCTTAGAGATCAAGCTAAAGATATGGGTGCTACTACTAGGTTTTCTGCTTCTGAGGCTGCAGATGCTATGGGCTTTTTGGCTCTGGCTGGTTGGGATACTAATCAAATATTAGCGGCTACACCTTCTATGTTGTCTTTGGCAAGTGCAGGGTCTTTAGAGTTGGCTACTGCTGCGGATATAGTAACAGATACTATGTCGGCTTTTAATATGCAAGCTTCTGAGGCTGGTAAAGCTTCTGATATATTTGCACAAGCTCAGGCAAAAAGTAATACTAGTGTTGAGCAATTAGGTGAGGCTTTTAAATATTCCAGTGCTAATGCCCATGCGGCTGGTATGAATTTAGCACAGACGGCGGCTGTTATGGGTACTCTTGCTAATAGTGGTATAAAAGGCTCTATGGCAGGTACTACTTTTAATGCTATGTTAACTGATTTGCGTAAGGGAGCTGAGGATGGTAAAGTGGCTATAGGTGATATGTCTGTGGCTCTTTATAATTCTAATGGTACTATGCGAGATTTAGGCAGTATTATGGGAGATGTGGAAAAGGCTACGGCTGGTATGACTACGGCTGAGCGAGATGCTGCTTTAGGAGGTATTTTCCATGAGAGGTCTATTCGTGGTGTCAATATCATGCTGGAAACTGGCTCCAAAAAATATAAAGAGTTAGAAAAGAAAATGTATGAGTCTGAGGGAGCGGCTGAAAAGATGGCTACTACTATGGAGGATAATGTAGGAGGAGCTTTTAGGACATTAAAATCTAGGACTGAGGGTTTATTGATTTCTTTGGGTGAGCAATTGGCTCCTGTTGTTACTGATACTTTGATTCCTGCTTTAGAAAAGGTAGGAGGAGTGGTTGGTAAATTGGTCGGTTGGTATGCTCAATTAAGTCCTCCTTTACAGGGTGTTGTTGCTGGTTTCATTGCTTTTGCTGTGGCTATAGGACCTATTTTGATGGTTTTAGGTAATTTGATATCTTCTATAGGGATAATAGTGGCGGTATTTCCAACGTTAGTTATGGCCTTTTCTAGTGCTGCTGTGGCGGCCTGGACTTTTACTACGGCTTTATTAGCTAATCCTATAACTTGGATCGTTTTGGGTGTTATAGCTTTAATAGCTGCTATAGTATTATTAGTTAAAAATTGGGATACTGTAAGTGCCTTTTTGTTGGGTGTTTGGGAGACTATAAAAGCTGCTGCTATTTCTGTCTGGGGTGCTATAGTTTCGTTTTTTCAATCAATACCTGAGAAGATAGGAAGTATTATTGATGCTATTGTAAACTTTTTTAAGTCTTTGCCAGGTAAGATATGGACCTTTTTATTAGGTGTTATTGCTAAGGTGGTTGAGTGGCAAGTACAATTAGCCGCAAAAGCTAGGGAAGCTGCTGCTAAATTTATAGAGGGTATTAAGAGTTTACCTAGTGATTTATTATATTGGTTTGGTTTTGCTATAGGTAAAGCTGTACGGGCTGTAATAGATTTTGGTATTAAGTTAGGACAGTTAGCCCTTAAAGTTGGTAAGGCTTTTGTAGATGGTATAGTGTTTTTAGTAACTGAATTACCTGGTAAGCTGTGGAATTTATTTTTAACTATAATAGCTAAGGTGATTGTGTGGACTCTTCAAATGTTAGTAAAAGCTAATGAACTTGGTGCTAAGTTTTTAGCTGCTGTGATATCGTTTTTTCAACAGTTACCTGGTCGCTTATGGAATTTCTTTACTAGCACTATAAGTAAAGCTATTTCATGGGGTTCTCAGATGAGAAGTAAGGCAATTGAAACAGGTAGAAGTTTTTTAAACGGAGTTATAAACTTCTTTCAAACTTTGCCAGGTAAAGCTTGGAATTTTTTACTACAGACTATTAGTAAAGTTTCTTCTTGGCGTAGTCAATTGATTTCTAAGGCCAGGGATGCAGGGTCTAAATTGGTTAGTGGTTTTATTAGTGCCATTACAAGTTTACCCTCTAAACTTGGAGGTATTTTAGGTGATGTTGCCTCTAAATTATTAAATATAGGGTCTACCTTATGGAATAACGCAAAAAAGGCAGGACAAAAGATTTGGGAAGGTTTTAAAGATGGTTTAGGTATTCATTCGCCTTCATATTTGGAGCGAGCTATGGATGCAATTGCTCTGAAATCTCATGAAATGAAGAAAGATATGGTAGGTAATTTTAGAGATTTATCTGATATTGGTATTGGAGATACTAACTTAATGAGAGTTTTAAGTAATAATCATGCTAATATGAATGGTATGTTTGCTCAAAAGTTATCAGATTTTGTAAAGGATAGAATAGTTGTTGAGGTTCCTGTTAATTTAGATGGGCGTGAAGTGTCTAGAGTAGTTACTCCTTATGTATCTACTAATTTAGCCAGAAAAACTGGCAATAAAAATAGGTCTGAGGGGAGGCGAAGATAATGGCTAATGTTACTTTTAGTTTTGATGGAGTAGACTTTTCTAATCTTTTATTTGTTAATAATGTTGGTAGAGATTTAATTATTAATCAGATAGTTAAATCAACGGATACTAATACTAATGGAGAATTATTTATTAATAAAAGGGATGGTATTGCAACGGTGCCTGTTGATGTTGTTGTATATGAGGATAGTTTAACTGCTTTGCATAGTCTTAAAAGGGATATAGCTTCTAAACTTATAAAGGCTGAGCCTAAGGCTTTAATATTCTCTGATGAGAGTGATAAATATTTAAATGCGATTTTATCTGGTAATACTTCTTTAGATTTAATAGCTTTAAATGGTACAGGCACTTTAAATTTTATGGCTTTTGATCCTTATTGGTATGCTGTAGAGGATGAGACTTTTAATTTTAATGGTACTGGTAGTCATAATTTTACTAGGAGTAAGGGAAATATAAATTCTTTGCCTAAGATTGAGATTACTGCTGTTGGTAGTGGTACTATAGAAATAATTTTAAATGGTGTTACTATTAATTATACAGGGACTATGGTCTCAGGTGATAAGTTAGTTATAGATTCTAAGTTGAAAACTGCTTATATTTTAAATGGTGTAGTTAAAACAAGTGCTATTAATAATTTAGATTCTTTGGATTTTTTTGAGGCTGTTACTGGTGAAAATTCTTTTTATGTTTTAACAAGTGATTTCACCGTTGATATAGATGTGACTTGTCGAAGTCGGTGGGTGTAAGCTGTAAGGCAGATAGGCGGCGGTGTGCCGCCTTTTCTATTGATTGACGTATGTGTAGTTTGCTGATATAATAAAGATTGGAGGTGTATTATGGCTAATTCAGATTTTAAAGTATTAAGTACTCTAGATAGTATTTTATCAGGTCATTTAAATGCTATAGCAAAAGGAGTAATGAGACTTGAGGATTTATTAGGATTATCTTCGGATTCTGTCTCCGATCATGAATTAACTCCTATAATTGATCAGAGTGTTATAGCTTTGAGGTATAGAATTTATGAGGCTACGGGAGGGTATAGAAATTGGTTAGATAGTCCTACTCCTATAATATATAGAAATGCCGTCGCTGTTGATTCTGGGGAATATACTTTACATAAAGGTTTTGGTTTGATTATTTTTAATAGTCAACAGTTGCCTGGGGATACTATAACAGCAGATTTTGATTATATAAAAGATTCTCAATCTATTATTGTAAGTGAAGTTAATAGAAAAGTAGGTCCTGTTTATGTACCTAATCAATATAAAAGTGTAGCTCCTGCTTATAGGTCGGTAACTGTTTCGGCTGATACTTATTATGTATTACCTTTGGAAATACCAGAGACTTTAACTTTTGATAGGATAGGAACTGACATAGTAGCGGCTTTGTCTGGTAATATGTGTGTTTCTATTTGGGCTAATGACAATGGTTATCCTGGGGAGTTGCTTTATGATGGGGAATTAGATGTTAGTAGTACTGGTGTAACTGTTTTATCAGAGGATATAATTTTAAATAAAGGTTTGTATTGGATAGGGTTTATTACTGATGTTGCTGTGGATATTCAAGGGGTAGTTACTTCTTATATTAATCCTATAGCAAGTGATTGGAACCCTGTTAAAAATTTTGTAGGATATACTCTTGGGGCTACGTATACCAATGAGCCGCCTAATCCTTTTAGTGTTGGGGCTAGTTTAGTAGCTATGGAGGATGCCGCTCAGTTAGGGGCAATATTTTTAAGACGTAAGTCTAGTTAAAAGGAGGTTTTATTAATGGCTGTAAGTACTGATTTCTTTGGAAATTTCGCTAAAAAATTGGCAGAGGCTGAAATTAATTGGGTAAGTGATACTATAAAGTTAGCTTTATATACAAGTGATTTGGCTCCTGATATAAATACGGATACGTATTTAGCGGATGTTAGTGGTTATGATACTTATGAGGTGTCAACTAGTGGAACGGGTTATTCACAAAAAACTTTATCATCTAAGACTAATACAACTAGTGGGGGTAATGCTTCTTTAGATGCGGCTGATCTTGTTTGGAGTAGTGCCACTTTTACTGCTCGATATGCTGTTATTTTTAAAGATACTGGCAATCCTGCGACTAGTATTGTTATTGGTTTAATAGATTTTGGAGCGGATGTTAGTGTGTCCTCAGGTGATTTTACTATTACTTGGGATGCTAATGGGGTAGTGTATTTTTCGCCTCCTGCTTAATAAATTAATCTTAAAGTTTATAGGGAGGTGATAACTTTTGGGTATTTATTGGTATTATACAGAGAATGGAATTGATGACGGATATGCTACGAGTGGTGGTTATTATATAAATAATGGTAGTTGGTTATATGCGGGAGTTTATGGAGATGGCACGACTCAAAATACTTTTCATGTGGTTTCAGATGTGACTATCCCTCCTAAGGCTGTGATTAAGAGTGCTTATTTAAGAGCTTATTTTGATATAGGTGCAGGAGTGTCCGTTAAATTGAAAGTGTCCGCAGAAAAGGCTTTAAACCCAGTTGCATGTACTAGTAACGCTGATTATTTTTCTCGTAGTTTAACAACTAATAAAGTTGATTGGGATTTGGATGGAGAGATTTTTTATTGGGCGGATTCTCCTGATTTATCTGATATGCTTTCTGAAATAGTTAATCAAGATGGATGGGTTGCTGGTAATGATATTCAATTTTTCTTAAGAGACGATGGTAGTGCTGTAGGAGATTATAGTAATATTGTTGCTTTTGATTATGATGATAGTTATACTTATGCATTGAGATTAATGGTTGAATGGGAATACCCTAAATTTGCTGTTAACATGCAGATTCCTGCTGTTAGTTTGTCTGTTAGGGATACTTTGAATAGTTTTTTTAAAAATATTTCTTTGCCTGAGCCTGTTATACAATGTAATTTTGAGGTGATAGTTCCTCCTATAGAGGTAAATCTTAGTTTGCCTGAGGCTGATCCTGGTGGTAATGTTTCTATTAATGTACCATCTATAGAGGTAAATATAGGTATGGAGTCTCTAGCTTATGCGGGTAATTATGTGCCTTCTACTTCATTAAAAGTAAGTTTACCTATACCAACTTATACTAATGATTATAATAAAAGTATAAATCCTATAAATATGTCTATGGTTTTACCTATACCTTTAGTTAGAGCTACAGAACATTTTACTATTGTGCCTTATAATTATTTGGATGTGGTTAAATATAATGATTTGGATAGTATATTTTATAACGATTCTATTAGGGAGCCTGAGAGCATAAGTAATTCTAATGTGGTTGTTTATGATGAGGCTGGGGTAATGGATTTTATTTTATTATATGCTATGGATGTTATTATTAAAGAGGAAGTCAATGGTATTTTAGAACTTACTTTTTCTTTAGCTTATAATGATGTTAATATATCTAAAGTTTTAAATGAGAAAA